CATTAATATTATTTCTTGCTCGCCAACGATGTACTGCTTTTGAATCTGTTTTTGACCAATCTAACGTTTGTAATAAAAAACTTTCATCAATTATGTTGTCACCATCAACTGATATAAAAAAATCTGTCTCAGCTTTTTCAGCCGCGGCCTTGTGTGCTGAATCAAATCCAACAACCCCGTCTACTCTTTTTGCCCAAGGTACTTTGCTTAACAAGTCTGCCCAATTTTCTTCTTTATTAGGCTCTTTATAACTAATGTAAACAAAATCTAAATCTGAAACTCTTACTCTATCCGCCATTCAAATCCTCCTCTATTATGTTTTTCTACCCAAAACGGATCTCCATTATAAAAATGGTATCCTACATCAGCTGAATGTAACGTTGGTTGTTGTTGTTCTACAGGTACACGTTTCTTTCTTACAATTTTTTTATCCTTATATTCAAAATTCTCGATACCTGCATTTGTAACTTCTAAATATTGTTGCAAACTTACTTCTATTTCTTCTTTGTTAAACGTAAGATAATGCTTTTTAGTAGGTGTTGGTTTAAATTCTTTCTGTGCTTTCCAAAACTCACTCATATAATTCCTTTATTAATTTTTTATTATGATAATGAAATATCCGAGACTGTTTATAACCACCTGAATAAATGTATTCTCCTTCTAAAGGATGACCTACTGTCATTGTATATAGATATTGGTCATTATTATATGCTTGACTTAATCCATTTACACCACTTTTGTTATGCATAAAATTAAACCAATCATATTTTATACAACTCTCTTGTAAAGGATCTTGTATTTTAAGTGCAAGAGCATATACAACATCTGTTGTTGGCTCTTTATCATGACAATTTATTAACATTGTACTTTTAACTTTGTTCCAATTTAATATAATATCTCGACAAATATTATAAAATGCTTCTGCTTTTTTACTTCTTCTAAAATAGGTTAATCCGTTATATACATCTGGCAAACTATTTTTTGCAAATAATTTTCTATAAGGTGTACGTTTAATAACTTTATCTCGATAACATCTGCAATGATATGAAAACACCATATTGTGTTGGTGCAAATAATTCCACCACCAATCGGTATTAGTTGTAAACAACATATCAGCTTCTAATTTAATTGTGTGCTTAAAAGGTGTTAAATTAAAAACTTGCCACTCATTGTTTAACTTCCATTCCTGATCTTTGCTATAATCTTGATCTAATACAACTACATGATCAAACTCATTATGTTGTACTGGTTTATCGGTAATAATACAAACTTGGTTTTCTTTATTATATTTTTTAATTGACCTTGCAAGTTTTTTGCTTAATTCTATATAATCAGTAGTAGAATTGTTTAATGCAAACCAAGTATATCCTTTATTAGACATTTACAAACTCCTTATCCATAACATGAACATCTTGTTCTTCAACCATATTAACTTTATTATTATACTTGAATATTATTCCGGTTTCTGTTATATCCATAGCATCAACTTCATGAGCTAACATAGCCATTGGGGTTGGAATAAAATTTTTGTGTGAAGTATGTCCGTTTAATTGATGTAATGCTATTGCAAAAGCAAAATCATTTCTATAATTTCTATATTTTATACGATACAGGTTTCTATAATGTTCATAATGCTTTTGTATATGTTTAATTAAATCAAATACTTTTTTAGCAAATTCTGTTTTACGAAATATAGTAACAGTAGCCCACACAATTGGTATCGTTGATTCGTTTTTGCCTTCGATTATGTTTTCTCCTGTTAAGTCATGTACTTTATTATGCAATAAAAATTCATAATCTGTATTAATGTAAGTTAATAAATTGTCTGTGAAAACAAAATAATCACAATCCATAAGAATAGTGTTATCATAAGGTGAATGTTCATATGCCATTACCCTTTCAAAATTATACCAAGCAATATTTCTACCTCTATAACCTCTTCTATTACGTGTGTAATTGTCAACTAACTTATAATTAATCATACCTAATGGTTTAAACTTTTTATAAGTGTCAATATTAGTAACAATAGTAATTTCTAGTTTTAGATATTTTCGTATTTGTGCTACACAACGTTCGGCTAACAAATGATAGTTAACCTCTGGCGTATCAAAACAATACATTAATACACCTGTGGTCATTTTAACCTTTTATTTTTTAGATCCTCGTGTAGTTGATGATATGAGTTGAGTGTTTCTTGGTTTCTTTCAATTAACATTCTCAAAAATTCATCTGGATCAGTTATATAACAAGGATTGTCATTAGTGTCTAACATATAAAACTTTTTAGAGTGTGCTTTATACGTTTGAACTACATTTATGGTATTGGCGTCTGCTCGAAAGAGCCTGCCATTATACGCTATAATCTGTCTAGAACGCATTTTTTCTAGTGCGTTCTTTTTTAGTTGAGCTAGATTATATGCTAGATCAGAATAGTCTTTAAGAGTGCCAATATCCATAACTGTATTATACAGTTAATTATTGACATAGTCAATATGGTAAAATATTTTTAATTATTATGTTGTTGCGTTACTTACTACTGCACTTGAGGCAATTGTCGTTACTGACGCCAACCCTTGTGCTGTTGTTGGAGCAACTATACGAGTAGAAAAGTCTGTTATACCAATGTAGTTCGCATTTACATCAACTGATGATAAATTACCAGAAGTATAATCACCATCACCAGAATCTGCATCAACTAATGTGTATTTCATTACTACTGTTACTGCTGATCCTATCACGGCATCTAACTTTGCTTGGATATCTATATACATTGATGTATATGTTCCTGAAGATTGTGTAAGTCTTAATAAAGTTTGATAAGTTGCAGTTAAATCTCTAACACCAAGTGCTAAACCGTTTGTTGTTACAGTTTCACCTGAACCTGTTCTAGTAGATGTAGTTTGTTTTAAGTCAAAGTTACCAATTGCCGCAATTAATTCATCAACTGAACTGTCTTTTGATGTTGCAGAACTACCACCGTTACCATTTCTAGTAAATAACATTCTCATTGTTCCACCTGCATTAAAAAAGTATCTTAAATTAGTATTAGATGCAAATGTAATTGAATGTTCTACTGTGTGTGTGCCTACCCATCTTGTACTTGAAACTGAACTTTGTAATTCTGAACCTGCCGCAACTGCTGTTGCACTTGGACAACCTGCCGCAACTGATGCCGCAAGTGTATTTAAATCTGTTTGTAAAGCTGATATAACCGCAACTGGATTACCTGCCGATCTTTGTGGTGTTGAACTTAATGTGTCGTTTGTATGATTGGCAATGTTGTCCATTTGTGTGAACAATGCATTCCATTGTGATGCTGTTACTGAATCGCCTGGTGATACTGCACTAATATGAGCTTGGCCTAAACCGTACTCTGATGCACCCGTTCCACCTATATGATTAATTCCGTATGCGCCTGCCGAACTTCCGTTCACAAACGAGTTATATTGGTCGTCTAAAATTTTATCCCCAGCTTGGTATGCCATAATGCTATTTAACTCCTATTACACATTCCGTTAATGTTGTATCTTCGTTGTATTTAGCCTTCAATAGTCTTCCAATGGTATTAAAAGCAGTGCATTCATCTAAATTAACAATTCTAGCCTCGCCGTTTCCTGCTGAAACAATACGATCTCCAGCTTCTCCTTTTCCTTGTATTTTAACCATTACACGTCCTTTTAATGCTATCATTGGATGTGAATCATTGTTACCTGCGTTGGCATTCATTAAAAATGCTGGCGAATCACTTACAACTCCAAACACCTTATCGCTTAATGCTTCATCACATCTAGTAACTTCTTCTTCTCCACCTAATTTTACAACATCACCTACTTCTAATGTCATATCTGAAGCATATCTTTCTGCCAAATCTGCATACATGGCCGTTGTGGCCTGTGCGTGTACTACATTGGCTCTAATATCAACTAATGTTGCGGCTGATAATTCGTCACCGCCTCCTGATTTAAATGCTGTCCAGGCACCGCCTGCATTTCCATATAAAGTTGTTCCGTCGTCTGCAAATGTTTCGTCCCAAACCCAAAATAAATCTTGTTCAGTAACAGTAGATGTTGCTCCTCTGTTTACTTTAATACCTGTGAAGTTTGGCATACCTGCATTATTAGATATATTTCTGTTTAATTCAATTATGTTGTCTTCAACTGATAAATTTGATGTGTTAATAATAGTATGTGTTCCGTCAACTGTTAAATCGCCTACTCTTAAATGTTCTATTCTTCCTGATGCACCTGAAATTACTAATGGAGTTTTCGTTACACCACCATCGTTTACTGTAAAACTTATATCTTTGTTTATTGTTGTGTTTGCAATAGTTAAATTATCACTACTTAAACTCATAGTAATGTCTGACCCAGCACCTAGAATTATTCCTGTGTCATTTAAAATACTAAACGAACCTGTTGTTGTATCATTTTGATCTGATCTCAAATAATTTGCCGCGGCTATTCCACCTAATGCGTCTGAACCTGTTGACGTTCCTCTAAATTTTACTGAAGCAACTGATGAGGATAATTGTATTCCTTGTGCAACTGTATTAAATCCTGCTGTAATTAATGCCGCGGCATTTGTTTCTGTACTTGATGGTGTGAATGCTTCAGCTGATATAATAAACACAACTGTATCATTTGTTACACCTTTTAATATTGTTTTGTTTACACCTGTTTGATCTGAAATTGTTTCAGAAACCATTTGTGTTACACCTGATCCTGCTATTGTTGTTGGTCCAATTAATGACCATGCTGTTCCTGTGTAAACATATAATTGAGTGTTACTTGTATCAAACCACATATCTCCTAATACTGCGTTTGTTGGTGATGTAGTTGAGTTTGTTGTTGATCCAACTGGTTTCCATTTAGAACCAGTATATACATTGATTTGTTTATTTGTTTGATCAAACCAAACTTGACCTTGAATTTTATTTGTTGGTGCTGATGTATTATTAAAATTTTCTAAAACTTTTACAAAGTTTTCATTTAACTTCTCACCAAATCCTGCATAACCTTTTCCAAAGAGTGCAAGATCCGTAGTAGTGGTATCTAGTGTACCATCTGCTAATGAAACTATTTTAGTTCCAAATGTGTTGTTAATTTCGTATGCCATTATCCAGCGTCCCTTATTTCAACTAACATTGTAACATCACCGAATACTTCAATTAATGTTTCAACTAATAATAATGGAATTTTATTATCGACTATTGAATTTCTAAGCGTATCTTTTTCTTCAGGAGTTAATGCTACTGACATATTTGCATTAATATAATCTGCACATTCTTGTTTAGTTATCATTAACTATTACTCCTATTCTTTGCAATTTGTGACACCATCTCAGCATCACCAATTAATTTCTGTAATATTATTGCAACTTCAGGTGACATCCATTCCTGAATTACACCAAGTCTATTACCTGCATATCTTTGTTCAACAAAAAGCTGTTGTTCCTGCCAATAAGTGTGAATTTCTGTACCTTCATCACCAACAAATTGTGCATCAATATATTCAGTGACTTGCTCTTTAGTTGCCATTTAAATGTCTCCTTACGCTTATTTATTTTCCTTTTATTCCTGCCATTATGTATAGTATTCCAAATATCGCCCACATACTATATCCAAGTTTTACAGATTTAGTATTTGTTGTAGTATTTGTAGTTTTACCAATTAAACGGCTTAACCATAAACCAAATTTCATTATTGTTCTACCTGCTTTGCTATCTTCTGGTAATGTTCCCATTCTATAAGCCATATGTTGTGCCCATGGAGTAGCAATTCTTTTTGCCCAACTTATAGCAAGAGCTTTTTGCTTCTCACCTCGTACTTTTTTGTCTTTAATCCAGAACATACATTGTGGACCTTCTTTTTCCATCCATTCAACTACAACACTCGCCCATTTGACGTAACCAAAATATGCATAAGGATCGTTTTCTCGTAACCATTCTCCAAATTGTTGATCTGCTGTGTATACTTCTTGTGGTAGATAACCTAACTCAAATAATTTTGTACAAATAATTTTTTTATTGTGAACACAATATCCATCAGCAAAATAAGAGTGATCGTTTTCTACATGAAAATTGTATAATGGTAAATCTGGCTTATTAATCTCTTTTGATTCTATTGATTTTATTCTTACTATACCATTTAATGTTTGTATTTCGTGTCCAACTTCTAATGATCCTGTTAATTCATTATATAAATCTACTGATTCTTCTTTTGTTGCTTCTGGGTTTATTGCCTTCCAACCATCTGTTGTCCAGAATGGGTGTTCAGCTGTAACAAAGAAATTGTTACTTCCGTTAAAAGCATATAATTTTCTATTTCCTAGAGTAGTGGGATCTAATGAACGTACTTTGTTATTTCCGTCTTTACCTTTTACTAAATCTCCTGGTACAACATCTTCTATTTTCATGTCTGTACCGTCCGCCATTTTGACCATGGTACCTGCAATGAAACAAGATGATCCATTATTATTAGTTGTCTGGCAATAACCATATACTGGATCGTTGATATTGTAATCAGCTGGCCAGCTACCAACTTGACATTTTTTAGGTGGAACTGGTCTGCTTTCTCCACCGCCTCCGGGTGGATTGGCAACCGCTGATGGAGAAGCTGGTATGGCTCCTTGAACTCCTACCGTACCTGACGTTGTTCCGCCAATATCATTACCAAATCCTGCATAGTTTACAGAAAAACTTACATCGTTAGCAAATAAGGCTTTCCATACTCCTGAAACTTTTGTATATCCTGCACCAAGACTTTTCCATGTTCCTGAAACTTTTTGTTGTATTGATGTAATTTTTTTCCATGCACCACCAACTTTATAATGTGCTTCTGCTGGTATTGTAAAAATTAAAACTGCTTTTCCGTTATTACCTGGTTGGGCATGAGCACCACCAATTGCTATATTTGATGCATAATAACTTACTCCAGTTCCGCCTGGTGTTATACCTGAACCATTATTAGCTGATCCGCCTGATGGTACAGTATTTGATCCTGCTCTTCCACCAAATGCTCCTATATCTCCTTGATCTGCTGAACCACCCTTTCCACCATCGGCTCCACCGCCTCCAGCACCTGCACCTCCACCTTCTGCACTATGATGGGCACCATTTTCTCCTAATGTTCCTGTTGCGTTTACTGTGGCACTATTTGTATTAGATCCAGCGGCACCACCTGACTTGGCACCACCTCCACCACCGCCAGCACCACCACCGGCTATGGCTACTATTGTATTGTCAAATGATTGTCCAGTTGCAAAAACTGTAACTACTGTGGCTCCGCCACCGCCACCTCCTGATCCTGATGGATTGTTTGGACCTGACGACCCGCCTTTACCACCTGAGTAGGCTGTTAAACTATTTCCAAGTTCGCCACCATCGGCGCCGAGGCCAGTTGTTCCACCACCACCACCGCCACCTACTGTAACGGTAATATGTTTAACTCCAGCATATGCACGTATATCTAAATTTGTTACTGTAACATATTGTCCAGATGATCCTGATCCACCATCTCCAACATCATCACCTCCGCCACCTCCGGCACCACCCCATAAATGTAATGTAAGTGTTGTAGTTCCATGAGGGACTTGAGCTAAATGTACTCCGCCTGTATATATAAATTCTTTAGTTATAATTGACATAAGGGTTAGTTCTCCCTTACAAACCAAAAGTCTCCGTCGCTACCATCACCGCTTGTTGGATTAGATGTTGAAACAGTTTTTAATGATCCGCCCCATTTTAAACTTAAAGTGGCTACTGCACCAATTGTCGGAACACTTACATTTGAGGTATCAGTGTATGTAATAGATCCAACTGCCGCTAACGAAACGTTAGTTACTGTTACTAGTCCAGCCGCCGATGTTTTTAATACTGCTGATTTAGTAGCATTACCATCTGTAACTGCATCTGCTAATGTAATAACTTGAGAGTATGTTTGATTTTCTCCAGCTACCCAATTATTTGTCGAAACTTGATAAAATAATCTTGCATCATCAGTATCACTGGTATCAACAATCAATCCTGCATCTGCTTCTGAGTTACCTGTGTTTACTTTAATAAATGCATCATCATATGTTGATACGTTTGATGAAGCAGTATCGTATTCTCCTGAAACTGTTAAATTTCCTGTAATTGTAACGTTACCTGTAAGTGCCATTGCACCGCTGGCGCCTGTAATTGCTAATCTAGTTGTGGGTGTTCCACCAGTGTTTGTTGTAATACTAATGTCTTTATCTTGTGATCCTTGTGCAAGTGTTACATTATTACTTGCTACTGAAATTGAAAATTCTTGTGCATCTCCTACAATTAATCCTGTGTCTGCATCAATTGTAATTGCACCAGTTGTTGTATCTGCCGCATCTGCTCTTAAAAAGTTTCCACCTGCAATTATTGAGCTTGAAGTATTAGTTGTTCCTGATACATCCAAAGCTGTTGCTGAAGTAGTTGTTCCATCAAACACTGCACCTAAACTTGAATTTAATGTTAGTCCTGCTTTAATTGAAGCAAATCCTGTTTGTGTTACTGTTGGTGTAAATGTTTCTTTTGATAAAATTGCAACTCTTGTACTATTTGCATACATTGAAGATACAACTTTATTTCCACCTGAGCTTCCAAGTGTTTCTACCTTCCATCCTGATAACGTTTGTCCTTTTGAAAAAACTGGACCTAATAATTGCCAAGCACTACCAGTATAAAAATATATTTGATCATCATCAGTATCATGAAATAAATCACCTGCTGATGCAGAACTTGGTTGAGTTGTTTGAGATTTTGCACCACCAGTTGGTTTAAATGATGTACCATCGTAAACTTTTATTTGATTTGTTGTTGTATCAAACCATAACTCACCTTTTAATGGTGCTGTTGGTTGTGCCGTTGAAGCTGAACTCTCTAGTAGCTTAACAAGATTTTCATTTAAATGTTCACCAAAGCCTGAATAAGATTTTCCAAACAGTGCTAATGATGTACTATTATCTACTGTTCCATCTGTTATTGTAGCTATTACTGAGCCGTCTGTTTTGTTTATTGTATATGCCATAATATTATACCAGTATTTATAGTCTCCCTACACTTATTAAAATAGTGTTTTCTTTTGCTGTTTCGTTATTTTCCATTGCTTTTCCTACAATAGAACCCAATACAGGATTGATTGCTTTTTTGGCACATCCTGGGTGGTCTCCACAAGTAGTTAACAAATCACCTTTTGAAATATTGCCATGCACTTTACACTTAACTTTTCCTACAAGTGCTACTGCTTGACCTTCAGAAGAATTATTCATTAAGTATGCAGGATCTTCACTTATAACACCTGCAACTCTTGAATCATTTGCTATTGTTGATTTTGTAATTTCTTTTTCTCCACCAAATATAACAACTGTACCTACGTCATACGTAGAGTCTGTTTCATATTTCTCAGCCAAATCAGCATATTGCGCCGATGTTGCTTTGGCGTAAACTGTGTTGTATCCATAACTTGAAGATCCAATATCGTATGTTGTATTTGCCGCTGGAAGAATATTTAAAGATGTTAATGTTCCTGTTAGTGTACCACCTGCTAAAGGCATATCTAAACTTGCTGTACCTGTAACGTTTCCTGTTACGTTTCCTGTTAATGCTCCTGCAAATGTTGTTGCTGTAACTGTACCTGCTACTTCTAATTTTGTACTAGGTATTGTTGTTCCAATTCCTATCCTTGCTTCAGACCCATCTAAAGTCATTACTGTTGTAGTAACACCTCCATTATTAACTTTAAACGTAATATCTGTATCTTGTATTGTATTGGCAATAATTGCTCCAGTACCGTCAACTGTTATAGATATATCACTATCTGTTCCAACTGTCATACCTGAGTCAGTTACAATACCTAATGTACCTGTTGTTGTATCATTAGCATTTGATCTCAAAAAATTTGCCGCGGTAACTCCGCCTAATGCATCTGAGTCTGATGATGTTCCTTGAAATTTAAAATCTGTTATTGCAGTTGAAAGTGTTATTCCTTTTTTAACTGTTGCAAAACCTGAAATTGTAGCTTTTGGTGTAAATGTTGAATCAGAAATTATTGCAACTAAACTTCCGTCATTGTACCATTTTGTAATATTTTTAGAAGAATCAGTTGCGTCTAATATTGCATCATATGTAAATCCGTTTGTTGTTCCTGTACCAGCTGGTGGACCTACTAAAATATTTGTTGTTCCGTTATAAAAAAACATTTGACCAGTATCTGAGTCTATCCAAATATCTCCTGACACTTGCGATGCAGGTGCAGTTGATTGAAAAGATGCTCCACCTAATGGTGCCCATAATGATCCGTTGTAAACTTTTATTCTTGAGCTTGACGAGTCGAACCAAAGTTGTCCAATAACTGGTTTCGTTGGCTCAGTTGTGTTTGAAAAGTTTTCTAATAAGTGTAAAAAGTTTTCTGCAATACTCTCACCATAACCCGAATAGCCTTTTCCAATTAAACTTAAATCAGTTTGTGTATTGACAACCCCATCTTGTACCGTATACTGGTTTGGAGATGCTGAACTATTTGTTTTGTTTACTGTGTATGCCATTCTTAGTATCCTGTGTTACTACCTGCTGTTGTTCCGCTTACAGTATTTGATGTGCTTATTGCTGTTGAACTTGTTTCAGTGAATGTTGTTAATGACTGTACTCTTAAAGTATAATCGATTTGTATTAATCTGTTTAATGATTTCTGTACCGGGTGGAATACAACGTGTGTTAACAATTTGTTTGTTGACCCGTTTTCCGTTCCTTCCCAACTTTTTAATCCTAGTTCGTCAAACACATAATCACCATTAAAATTTGTTGTGTTATCAAATGCTGATTGTCCAGTAGGCTCACCATAATCTAATGTACAAGTTACAACTATATCAGTGTACTTGTTACCTGCTGTGTGTCTTACTTCCATTTTATTTCTTGTAGTGTCTTTATTAGTAGATGAATTATCATCTACTACTTTATAATATGTTTGATTGTACAATGTTGCACTTGTACCTGTTGAATTTGGCGTTAGATAAGTTATAATTCCTGTTGGATCAACTGACGTTCCACCATTTCCAAATGCCATTTCGTGTACAAATCCTGTTGTTTTATTTGCTAATGAATTTGCTAATGCCGTAGACATATTTTCATAGTGGATAGCATTACTTTTATCTACTATTACTTCACCTGTTTCTGGATCAGATATTTTAATGTGTCCAGTCATCATAACACCACTGTTATCCTGTGGTTTTTTGATTTCTTCTTTATGCTCGTTTTGTTTAATTTCTTCTGTCATCTTATTGTATTTATTCAGGTGCATTTGTTGGCTCCGTTGCTATGAATTTAGCTTGTTGAGTTGTTGATGCTTGTAATCCTTTACCGTCAGCAGGATTACCGTCTAACCCTGTATACCAGACCTGTCCTTTCTTGTGTAATATCTTAACTTGTGTCCCAGATGCTGGTATTGTGCTTAAAGTTACATTTGTTCCAGACGCTGAATAGTTAATAGTTGAACCGTCCTCGCTAGTCAACAACAATCGTTGGCCACCAATGAATATGTCTAATTGACTAGCTGAGGTTACAGTTTTTGTTGTAGTAAACTGTACTGTACTACCATCACCTGTATAAGTGTCAGTATATACTGTATCAGCATAAGGGATAGTTTGAGTTCCAGATGCGTCTACAATTTCCGCTCCTGAACTATGCTCCTTAATTCCTGTTCCTAAAGTACCTCTTCTTAATTGAGATAATGTATCTCCTGATTTAATAAAGTATTCTATTCTTTCTTTATCAACAAAGATAACTCCTGGCGTTGTTCCAGTTACTTCGGGTAATTTTGTTCCATCTACAACTTGAATCGTAGACGATTCTGGCATAATGTCGTTTGCTATTGCAGTTGTATTTGTTTTGGAGATACGTTTGTAGAATGTTCTATTCAACATATCTTTAAATATTCTAAATCCTGTGGCACTTGTTGCTGATCCTAAGGCAAAATACATTACATCTAATCTATCTGATGCTGTTATCGTTTTTCCTACAACTGTTATTGTACTTCCTGATAATAGATAATCATGTCCTTCTATTAATTGTGTTCCGTTCAACCAGACTGTTGTGTAATCTGAATTTAACGGATCAAATCTTAATTTAAATATTCCGTTTGATTTGCCTTCTAGCACTTCTCTTCTTAATTTTGTACCAAGTGCATTATTAAATGTTGTTACTGTTATAATATCACTTGCAGATAAACTATAAGGACTTGTTATTCTACTTGGAATTAAAATTATATCATTGCCTTCATTATAATAATGATTATCAACTAATGTTGATATTGCAATTACATCTGTTACTGTTGGTGCTGTTACCATTGAAACTGTTTGTGCTCCAATATCAACTGTGTAATCAGTGTTTAATATTTTTTGTACTCCGTTTACAAATACTTGTACATCAGTTGCTGATGAAATAGTTTTTGATGGATCTACTGTTGAGTCGTCGCCCAAGCCTGTTACTACACCATAATTGTATGTACTTCCATCACCTAAATAATATGTGTTGTCGGGTCCTCTTAACATTTTTCCATTAAGTTCAATCATAGTTAATCCTGAATAAGGACCAATTGCTCCTGGTGGATATGTTAAAGTATATCTGTCTGTTGATCCATCATATGTAATTGTATTTGACATAATTTGAGCATACGCTCTTGTTGCCGATGTTTGATTAAATCCTGCAACTTGAACATAAGCATTTGCCGCCGGAGCAGAATTAAATGTAACAGTTAATAATTTTCCTAATGACGATGTTGTGTATGCTGTCTCTGGTATACCATTAATTGTAATATAAATTTGTGAATTACTAGAATCTAAATTAAAATTTTCTCTTGTTGATGTTATGTATGCAACTGTACTACCATCTCCTGTGTACGTATCTAAAACTCTATAATTTTCTCCTGATATTGCAAACGTTCTAATTGATACGTTACTATTAGTTGCTGGTGCTATGTTAAATGTAATTGTTTTATTTTGTACATTAATTGTATAATCTGTTGTAATTTTTTTAGTTACTCCGTCCACTGATACTGTAACAGATGCTAATGTTCCTGGATGTTCTCCTGTTGAGAACGTTGTTGTTGAACTATCAACTAGGTAATTTTTTGTTGTAATAAATGGTGCACCTGATTCTGGTGATGTATAAACTTTTATATCTACTGTATCAAACATTTGTCCTGGAACTGCTTCTTCTGGAGCATAACTTGTTTCAGGAGAAATAAAATCATCTCCTTCCATTAGTATATCTGATGGCGCTGTTCCTAAAGCTGAATTAAATAATCCGCCTTTAACAATTGAATCTAATGTTCTATCATCAGTTGGTGTTAATACACCGTCATCATCAAATGGTATAAACTCAACTAAAACTCCGTCTGCTGGTGCTGAACTTAATGTAAATGTTTTTGTTGACCCGTCGCCTTTAACTACGTCTGTTTGTTTTACACTATTAATATAGACCTGGAAAACTTCAGTAGTAGCTGGTGCTGATGTAAATGTAAATGCAACTGTAATACCGTCTCCATAAAACTTTTTAATTTTTGTTGCTCCATGAGAGTCCCAGGCATAATCATACCAACCTGCTTTATCCCATCCTTGCCCTTGTGAGAATAATAATCCTGTAACCATCGTTCCACCATAATCAACACCCGACATAACTTGTGATAGTTCGTTCCCCGCCATTCCAGAAGTTGGCGTATAGAAACCTTTTGTTCTGTCTGCGGCTGATAATCCTGTTTCGTCTCCATACACTTTATATACATCATCTAAGTTATCATCAAAATCTGATGTTGCAATAAAGGCACTTGTTGCTTTGTATAATTGATTTTTATATCTAATTAAATCTCCATAAGCGTAACTAGATAATGCCAACCAATCAACAACAGAACTTGTAGCTGATATTCTATCAAATTTAACTGTTGTACTAAAGTCTCTTACAAGGTCGTTGTTTAAATTTGCATATGCTTTAGCCTGATCTGTAGGATTTGTGCCATCATCTTTTCCACCTGTAATCATTACTGTTGGAGTTGTTGTATAATTTGCACCTATACCGGTTACTGTAATTGCTGACACTGACCCATTTTTAATAATTGCTGTGGCTGTTGCCGCTGTTGTAGTTGGTGTTGTATACATTTTATACGTTCCGGACTGTAACGTTTGTGCGTATGTTGTATTTGAAGTTGGTTGATAAAACTTTCCAGAAAGACTATTAAACGTAAATTCTCTAGATGTACCTGATCCACTGTTTTGTGTATCGGCAATATTTGCTAGTGCTTTTGATGTGTACAGTGGATAGTAATATCCTAATGACCCTGAACTTACTCCTGCTGATGCTGTATCATATATTTGGAATGGACCTGTACTGCCTATTGTTCCGCCTAATATTGTAACTGTTGGAATTTTTGTATACCCTGATCCTGCTTTAAATATTGTAATTGTTGCTACGTGTTTTTTATAATATTCACTCCAAAATTTATGAGGATATTCTGTTTGCTTTCCGGTATCACCAGATATGTTTAAATTTCTAATTGCACCTGTTGTTGTATCATAGAAAGGTGGATTATCAAAGTCTGTAGATACTACGTCTTCGATTTCAGATGCTGTGTATCCTAATTTATATTCTCGTAATTTTGTATGGAAAGGTTTAACTTCGTTAATATAACTTTCAATCCAACTGTCTGTACCTGCTGTATATGTTTTTCTTTGATCTAATGTTCTTACAGAATTTTTTGCATTAATAAAAGATGTTTTAAACACCCAGTCTACATAAGTTTGTTCCGATAACACTCTTCTTAATCCAATAAAAAATAATGTATTGTATTCTACTGCAAGATTGTTTACAAATAAATTGTCTCTTAATGCTGTTAATATTTTACGAGTTTCTATTGCAGGTTCTTGATCAAAGAAGTTATCATCAAAATTATCAGCATCTGCAAATCCAGTTGCATCTTGCGAATAATCATAAAGTTTTGTTGATAATCTAATTGTACCGTTTTCAGTTCCGATATTATCCCATTCGGTAATTTTTTTGCAATACAATTTCCATCCGCCTGTATCAGCTGATGTAACTTTTACAATTTTTCCTACTCCTAACTCTAAAGTATCTAATTCATATTGATATGTTACTTGTTTGTCTATTTGTGTATTTTCATTATATCCGTCTTTATACCAATTAATGTATGACCAATAATTTGCTGTGTTATACGTTTGTACTTTTGTTCTAGCCCAGTTTGTTCCGTTCCATTTATATATTGCCCAAAAGCCATTAACTGTTTCGTCTGCTTGTACAAGATAATTTGCTGTTCCTGATATATCGTTAGTATTAATATATGTTAGCTCAGCATATGTGTCAACTTTTTCATCCCACTCTAAACTTTGTGCAGTAGGTTCTGTTTCTGCGGCATTTAAATTATCTAAATTTATAATTCCTGTAAGTTGATTACCTTTTAAAACTGAATTAGCATAATCTATTATTTCTTTTAATGCATCAAATCTATTAACATACCATGATTGTCTTGGTCTAACTCTATTTCCATATTTTACATTAATAGGTAAATTTAAATCTGGAACAATATCTCCTGCGTTGTTTGTGCCAATTAAAGAATCCCACCAACGTGTTTCAATTTGTGTTCCTGGACGGAAATCTTTATCTCCTTCTCTTGCTAACTTCCAAACGGAATGTGCTTCACCTTCAAATGTATTTGTTCTTATATCAATGTTTAAAACAACTTCATCATTAGAAAGATCTTGTTTTGCACCAAATACTAACAGTTTGTTATTATCAGTAACTGAATAATGTCTAATATCAGAATGTTGAGGATTTAAAATTATAGTTGCTATAAATGCCGCAGTATTTTTTCTTATAACTACCGAATTGGTTGGCATTGTTTGTTTATTTTTTACCCAGTAATAATAATAATTTACAAAACCGTCTAATGCTGAACTATATTTTTGTTTAACAGTATAACGTGTATCGTCTATATGTTGTGGACTTCCTGTTGTATTTGCTGACGTGCCTACGTTAATACTAGTTGACATGGCATTCCATTCACTAGGTAACATTGTTGATTCAACCCATTCATAGATATCAATAGATGATCCAGGGAAAACTTTCCCCCAATTATTAATTTTAAATTCTTGATCTCCTTGCTCATACCATAACCATTTGACTGTAGATAAATCCCACCATATTTTTCCTATGTGGTCTTCTGCCCATGCAATCTCTCCTCTTATATTTTCACCATAATTATATGACGCTGGATCATAAACAGTTTTAATATTAATTTCTCTGTCTGCTATTCCTAATATTCTTCCTTTAATTGGATCGTACAAATCAAAGTAATTTAAAATTTGTTTACTATCTTTATTAAAATCAAAAACTTGTCCTAATTTGTTATCATCGATTAATGCAGTTTCGTAAGCAATTTGTTTCCATGCATATGTGTTATCAGTTGTTAAATCAAAACAAGTTACTGTTCCGTCGTTACTAACTATTGAACTTCCGTCGCTTGACAAATTGCCGTCATCTTCCGGAGCTCCAACTAATACTGATTGATCTATTATACAAATACCTCTACCAAAATCGTCGCCTGGTGATACACTTGTTGTTATTAATCTATCGTCAATTACAAATTCTGTATTATACATAGTGGCAGTATAAGCACCACCTGAACCAATATTTTCATCTACAAATCTAGTATCTTGTAAATCAAATGTTGTTTCTCCTGCGTCAAATTTATGTTCTCTACTATTTGAAAATTTTTCTGCACCTATAACTATTCTTGTTCCTGAATCATTTATATCTAGAGAACTTCCAAATCTCATATTAACTTGAGTATCAGGTGCTTCTATTGTTTGCTGTAAAGTATACGTATTTGTAGATCCATCTACATTCCATTTGTAATAATATATTTTTCCAGCATCTGCTTGTTCTGTTTTGTCGGCTCCTGGTGCACCAATTATTAAAATTGTTCCGTCTTTATTCATCGTTAACGATTGACCAAACTCTCTGTTCAAACTAGAACCGTCATTAGATATACCAGTTAACGTTTGTGCAAGAGTAAATGCGTGTTGTGTACTATCATCACTTGATTGTGTTGTTCTTACAAATATTTCTACCATTCCTGCTTGTCCTGGTGCTTTAGATCTAACTGCAAGAATATCACCATTATCGTTAGAAGCTAATGCTTGTCCAAATTTTTTGCCTGTTCCTGCGACAGCTGAATCTATTGTCAGACATTGTGTCCAAGTATCATACGTGGAGCCGTCTGCTCCAACGCCCCATTCATACATATAAACTCTACCTGTATCAGTTGTAAGTCCTGGTGCTGATACAAACATATATTTTATCGGAGTAGCTCTAAGAGAACTAACAGTTGGTTCGCAAATTTTATGTGCCCAGCCAAAATGTTGGTTTGCTTCATCAGTTGGTGGTGTTATTGTACTTAATGTTCCGTATTTGAAAGTTGTTATATCCCACACAAACATTTTAATTAAACCAGCATTGTTAAATCTTGTACTACCATCAGATCCAAGTGAATTTGTATAAGGTCCGCCTGCTACAACAAAGTTTTCATCTGTACTCATTGATAATGAATAACCCAACTTACCAGTATTATCATTACCAGCAGTTGTAGTAAGTGATGCCGTAGTTAAAAATGATGTTCCTGCTGTACTTTCTCTTCTAAATAAAAAGTGTATTGTACCTTGTCCAGTTGATGGTGCCGCAACTACAACTGTTCTTCCGTCGTTCCTTGCAACTACGCTGTAACCAAATCCTTGATCTGCTACCATTGATGGTGACAACATTTTAATTTGTGTATTTGGATCTTGTTTTTCATAAACTCTCCATAACCCAGATGCATCTGCATCTGCAAAAACTTTGTCGCCTTCTTTTAATATACTATCATTTAAATCATTATAATCGCTGTAAGATAACATATCATTAACATTATTCATTGATGATATTCTTACAGATGTAAATTTATAAACATTGCCAAACGAATCTGCTGTTGAGCCATCTTCTAATGTTGGCATGAATGCTGTTGAGCCTGTGTAATCTATGACTACTGTTTTATGGCTTGGTACAGATTGTACAAGATAAACCGAATTTAATTCAGTTGATTGAGAACTTGCTATTGCAAAATAATCAGGTAATGATGTTGTACTTCCGGCTGTTAATCCATGAGAATTAGTAAATGTAATTTCTAACTGCGTTTTACTATTAATTGCTTTCATATATGCAATTTTATAGTCTACAGTTGTTAAACGGAATACGTCCCAATCTAAATTAGATTTATTTGCAACCCATATTAAATCGTTTGCTGTTACAGAATTAACATCTAAATTTAAAAGGTCTGTTATATCATATGCAGTATGTTGAACTTGCGTTAGTTGTGGATATCCTGCTGTCTTGTAAACTTGCACAAAATCTCTGTCTATGCCTGTTGTAGTATAATTGTATCTTGAAAACGTTGTACTTGCTGTATATTCTACAGGTTTAGTATATAAAATATTTTTATCAACATAAACTGATCTAGCATATTGTTGTGATTCATTAGAAGTATCATACAATTCAATACTTTGTGAATTTGCTGTATAGGTATCATCGTCTAATGTAATTTGAATGCTTTCTTTTGAATCTGTGTTTCCAAAGTCAGCTGTACGAATCATCCATTCTGGATATAAATCTAAAGAAATATCTTGTTCTTCGTATTTTGCTTTTAATAATTTATCAATAGCATTTTGAGTACCTTTTTCTTGAATATATCCTTGATAAAATTTATATTGTGAAATATCATTAACAAAAAGATTTTCTAAATAATCTCTAGATTGATAACCAATTAAATGCTGTGCTAGGCTTTGCTGTGATTCATCAAAATTATTTGATTCTAAACTATAAAAATCATTAAAACGTGAAATTTTATAATCAAAGTTTGGTATTAATTGTGGTGCTGGTTTTTCATCTTTTTGCATCCAACTTTCGTTTATAAACGTTGTAGAAGAATTATGATTTACTTTTGAAACATAAAATTTTCCTTGATACTCTATTGTGTCACCTATTTTATAATCCGTATTTTTTACCCAATATGTAACCTGTGCAGTATCAAACATAAATCCTGGAGCATAATAATCACCATTCCAGTTACTTGTTTTCCATCCAACTAATTTTAATCTTGCTTGACGATATCCTGTATATGGCTCATATATAATATCCGAAAACACTGTCTTGTTATCAAATAATAAAATGTGTTCTTTTTGGACTGTGTTTAATGCTACATTATAAAGTCCTGTTGCAGGATCGTTAATAGTAATATCAAATGTTTTTCCTAATCTTTTAGTACTAATGTCCTTAATATTAATTTTTCTTCCACCTGCATCTAATAAAGAATAATCACCTGCTAAATTTTTTAATTTTCCTACAATTGAATTTTCTGTATCTAACTGAAATCCTTCTGCTCCTGGCGATACTGTAATTGCCGAGCCTGCTGTCCATTCTTGCGTTGTCCAAAATAAAAACTCACTAACTGATGTTTTCCAAGTTAATACTTCTTTTAATTCATTTGAAAACTTATCAAAAATAAATCCTTGTGTTCCTAGCCATTTTCCGTATCCCATTAAAAAATCTACAACTTCTTGGCGTGTATCAAAGACATGACCATATGGTATAGTTTGTACTGCTTTGTCATAATTTGAATAAGTTAATGCTTCTGCACCTGCTACAGAAATTTTTTCACTTGTTATATTTTTTACAGGCCAATAAAAATTAAAAAACGGTTTAGTAGTTGAATACCCTAATACTTTATATCCACCAGTTAATGTAGATCCATCAACTGATAAATCGGTATTCTTCTCAATTAAAACACCCGAATAGTGTAAACTGTTTACAGGATTTGATGTTCTAAATAAAATTTTATAATTTTCATCTGGAATAAATTTAGAACCTGATGCTGACCCTGGTGATACCGAATCTGTTAAAACTTTTAAATTATTTTTATCAGTAAACCCGCCAAGTTTGTATGCTAACTGTACATTTAATCCTTTCATTTTAGTATAAAAGAATACATTAGGATCAAGTGTTTTTGATGACAAATAATTTACTACAAATGGTTGATATCCTGCTGTTGTATATCTTGTTACAACTCCAGTTTGTGAATCTGTTGAAGTTTCTAAATGATATTTTGCTGTGCTTAAATTTTGTCTTATAAGTGTGTCTGTACTAATAAGGTTGTTTGAAGCATTTTTAGTTAATCTACTGTTATCAAAAAATAAATTAAAGAATTTTGCTGGTTTTGTAACTGCTAACATTTTTATAACAGTAAACGGATATGACGATGATTTTCTCCAGGCTGTTTCTGCTGGTCCTTGGTCACCAAACTTCCATGCTCTATTTCTACCCGGTATGTCAAAATTTTCTACAAGTCTGGCCGCTAATGGATCTAATAAATTTCCCGAAGCGTCAACAGGAATATATGATGTAATATTTGGTTTGCCGTATCTACCTGGTTGTACTGCCACAGCCTCCCATAATACTGTATTACCTGAAGTGTATGGTGCTGTTCCGTATGTACTTTCCCAAGTACTTGGTTTTACTGAATGTCCTAACATCTCCCATGGTCTTATATGTGGACTGTCTGTATCATAAAAATAATTGTATATGCCTCTCCAATGTCCTGGTAAACTAGCACTGCTTATTCGATCTGTTGATGCTGAGTAATTGTATGTAAATGGTGAGCCGTCTTTAAACGTTGTATTATTAATATATTGCACACCATTTCTACCGGCCCATACATAAAAGTCTGGCCCTAAAATTTTATTTGTTTCATCTAAAGTATATTCTGTTGCTGTAAATCCTGATGGAATAACATCACCTATATCTAATAAAGTAGAATCATAAGATGTTTTGATATTATTGTAAATTCTTTTTTCAAGTTCAATTATTAACTCATCTCTCTCATCTCCGTATGCTTTAATAATAGAACCGTCGTGTCTTCTAATTGCTGTAATGTTTGTAACATATGTGTCATCAGTAAATGACTCTGGTTTAAATGCTGGATACAATCCTAATTTAGATGGTGTTGGAGGAACGTAACTTCCGGTTGTATCGCTGTAATCTCTAATTTTAATAATATCACCTGTAACAAGTGTAGATAGTATGTTAACACTATCGTCTGTTGTGCTAACTGTATAATCTGTACCTAATATTAACTGTACATCATTTTTATAAACGTACACTGCTCTATTATTTGTTGTTGTCATTATATGTAATGAATCAATTGCGTATTCTGTTTCAGATGGATCAGGTACTGTGTATGTTCTTAAAGAATAATTTTCTCCAACTCCTATCATGTCTTCATAAAAGAATGGGGACGTTACAGTTTTTCCTTGATTAATTTTTGTTATTATCTCATCTACTCTGTCTGCAACAAGGCCTTCATATGCTGTACCGGTTCCGTGTGTTAAAAATGCATTATAAAATTTTTCATATTCATGATTACAATAATCTATTGCCATTAATACATTTGATTCTTGATCTATTAACCCAAACACAGCAGGTAATAATGTTCCTTCGTGTTGAAGTATTAACCCGCCTATTAAATCGGCATCTGGATTATCCCTGAGTGATGATTCTCCTGGCATACTTCCTGTAAGATTTGTATTCTTGCTAAAAATATTTTTTACGTGTCCTAGTACTTGTCCGTATGTAAATGTACCTAGGTGTACGTTTAATGGATTGACTGATAAATTTTCTGGAACTTCATAAATCCCTTTTCCTACAATTTTTTTTACTTTTGAATATCCTTCTAGCTTGAGTTGATCGCCTACCGTTAACTCTTTTACAAATTTAACATATTTGTTTACTGTTCCATCAACTAAAGTATAATCTGTTGTTAAATTTTTTCTTATACCATTAACACTTACAGAGACTTCTAAATCTGTAAGAGAAACAGAGTCTTTATAAAAATCTATTGGAAATAATTGTTTTTCTGAATCATCTACTACAACTGTTCTAATTACTCGTTGTTTACTCTCAACAAGTCTTTTAACCCAAGCACCTTTTGAATTATGTGTTGTTAAGCTCGTAGTATAATGCAAATGACCTTCGGAAAGTTTTTTTGTGTTTGTAGCGTTACCTATTCTATATGTAAATGATCCTGCTGTATGATCCGAATCAAAAACAAGATCTCCTACATTATTAATTGTGTTGTATTTTACTTTTAATCCTAAAACTGTATCTGTTGTTGCTGTGTTAGATATTTTATATTCAAAAACTTTTGCACCTTTAAATGAAGAATTTGGATATGCTGTTGCATCGTCAAATGAGATATGATCGTTATCCCACATTCCAAACAACGGTGTTTGGTTTATTTTAATTTTTGTTTGTCCTGAATTCCATGTAGTTGTTGCTTTATTATAGTAATAAGTTTTACCTTGATTTTTTGTTCCAAATTCTATAAAAATAGATTCATTATCTGCAGGTACAGAATCAGTGGCTTCAGTAAGATTGATTACCGACGTTGAATCTCCTGCTTGTACAAAGTTAACTACATAAATTTTATTTTTTACAAGCGTATCAGTGTCTGCAGAAAATACTACTCGCATTCCGTTTGCTATTGTTATTCCATCTACAATGTAACCTGTTTGTTTTACTACTGTTGAAAATGCATCAGTTGTTGTTGTATCAAATAATGTTACAGATGTTTTAGCAACTGTTCCGTGATCGTACAATGCTAATCCCGAATCAAATTCTATAATTGGTCTTTTAGCTCTATCTGATTCTATTAACGTTGGTGTAAATCCGTTTGCTTTAGCTGTTGCATTAATTACAGATTTGTGAAACCATCTATTATATCTTGACCAAGCATTTTGATCCCTTGAATCTCTTTTAATTGTAATGTAATCTTTTGTTTCCGGACGATAAAATGCTTTTGCATATGGTCTAGAATCGTAAGCAGTACTGCCATATAAAATAGTTGTTTCAGTAGCATATGATTCCGGTGTCATTAAACTTTCTATGTTTGTTAATGTAATAGAATCTCCTACTCCTTCAACATAATATTCGTTGCCTGCATATGTGCTATCTGTAACATTTGCTTCAAATTTAATTTTCATTCCATTTGATAAATTTAATGTTCTTAATGCATAATTTCTTGTCCCTAAAATATTGTCAGCAACATTAATTTTTGTTGTTGAGCTTACTGTATCAAGAGTAAAGATTCCATACATACTATCATGATTGCCACACTGATAATAAAGTACATTTGGTGCATCTGTTGGTACTGTAAAAGTAACTGTGCCTTTGTCTGTTCCTGCATTTGTTACTCCTGTTGTATAAAAAAGATTTGAAGATCCATCTTTATATGGTTCTGTCATTAAGTGGAATGGATGCCCTAAAGCGTCTACTTTAAATTTATAAGTGTTGCCTTTATATAATTTTATTTGAGGGTTTGTTTCTGATGCTTTTGTTCCAAACTTCCATGCTTTTGTTGTGCTACCATCATTTGGCCATGCTGTTACATCAATTTCTATTGCCGCGGATGGTCCTACTGAATCTATTGTTATAGCATTTGGACCTTCTGGCATCCAAAAGTATTCTCTGTAATTAACTAACTTATCTAAGTCAATTGCTGGGTTCCACGCATATACATTTTCTTTGTTTAATCTGTCATGGTTCTCTATGTTACCGCCAAAATATTTTATTTGATTTATGTAGTCATCATACGTTCCAGTAAATTGTACTTGGTCTTCTGGATTAATTGATGTTGTATCTTTGTCTGTGTACGTTACTGTTGGCTCTAATTGATATGACATCCTATCTCTATTAGTAGCAGAAACATATGTATCAGTTAGTTTTCTTGTGTAAGCATCTTGTTTACCAATATATCCATCTAATCTTTCTAATGCACCTTTTTGAATAAGTGGATCGAGTGTACTAGATAAAAATCTTGTATTAGCGTCTGTTCTATAAAATGCAGGAAGATGAGCAATAGTTCTTCTTAACTCTACACCGTTTTGAACGACTACTTCTTGATCTGAACGTGAATTAATTGGAGTATCTGCCATTAGTATCCTGCTCCACTACTGCCTGTGGATGATCCTGATCCAGATGTTGTAGTGGTGCCAGATACTGCTGAAGATGATGTTGTTGTAGTTTTTGTGGAAGTTGACGTCACTACTGTGCCCGATGCCAATAATTGATTGGCTCCTAAAGCACTTATAATCGTAACATCATCAACGGTGGCCCCACTGATAAAAATTTCGTCTGCCGCACACGCAACTTGAAATAACGAACCAAAAACTTGTCCAGCTTGATTTGGAACTATTACTACTGTTAGTAAGTCTGGTGCTAGTTTGTTGTGTATGTAAGCGGCTAATTCTGTAAAATAAAAAGTATCGCCAAAATCCCAATTATTCAATGCAAAAAATTCGTTAATTGCCGCAATCGTTCTTGTCTGGACAACTGCATTTGTTACATTGGTTCCTGGGTTTTTTACAACTTTAAATGTTGCTTGTAATTCTTCGTCTGCATTTGTACCAAATAATATTTTATATTTTACAGGATGATATATTATTTGATCTGATAATGATTTTAATGGATTAAGCGTACCGGCATACGAAATTCTTAACTGATCCGATGTGCTTAATATTGGTTTACTTCCGCCGTCTTGCAACCAAATTCTATATAAATTATCATACGTTCTTTCTAACATATAAACATCTATAATATTTGATACAGCCGGGTCTATTCTAGTTTCTTGTCCTGCATTATGTTTATATTGGAAAGATAAAGACGCTCTTCCTCTTCTAGCATAATAATCAGTTGTAGTTGTTATTGTATTTGTTGTTGAGTTATATTTTTTAATAACATCTTCAGCTAAATCATAAAAATAAAATAATTGACCTTCTGAATATATGCTAGACAATGTTATGTCTGCTTCTTTTTCTGCTACAATAAAATTTGTTGCGGCATATGGTTTAAATCTTTTAATGTTATCATATGAAATATATTGTTGGAAAAATACAAATTTACTTGTTGGTGCTGTATCTGGTTCAACTATAATATCATATATTTCTGGATTATCAACAACTCCATCATCGTCATCGTCATAAAATCCAACTTTAACTTTTCTATTGTCTTGGAATCCGTCTGCTTCTGTAACAGTATCTACTACTTGCCAATTAATTGAATAGCCAACTGAATTACCTGTTGATACTACTGCATTTGTTTTTAATAGTCTTACCGTATCTTTTACACTTTTACCTGTTTTATAATCATATATTTTTTCTTGTGCATCATAATGAAATTTATTTTGTCCTGCTGATTCAAAAACATAATCTAAAGATCTATATGTAACTGTGTATGTGTTACCGTCGTTTGTAAGTTTGAACCACCAACTTGCATCTAAGTTTGTACCTGCAGTTGAACCTGCATTTGATAAACTAAAAACCGAACTTGGAGATACATTTGTTGACGTTATTACTTTCCATATTTCGTTCTCAAAGTCGTATCTTATTCCTAGTGTTTCATATGCGTCAATTTTTTCAATTAATTCATTTTTAATTGTATTACTAAATGATGTAGAAAATGAAGGGAATAAAGCAGATATTACTGATCCGTTTGGAATAATATTATTAATTGTAACTGGTCCTACTCCTGACTCTAAATTGCCTATTCCGCTGTTAGCACCATCACCTGCAACTGCACCAATTTTTGCCCACACTCTATCTTCTGCATTATCGGATCCGGCAGTTACTAAACTGTTGTTTAAAAATTCTCTTGTATCTGGAGATGTAAATTTTACAAGTGCCCCTTTTTTAGCATATTTTAAATTAGATGTAGCAAACTCTCCTGTTACTAAAGGTCCTACTCCTTTAAAATATCCTGTATTTGTGTTGGTTCCTGTTGTTGTTGACACCCATGTTGCTACTAAAGAACTTAAATCTTTTGTATTATATTTTAAGTAATAAAATTGTCTTGAATATGCATTTTTTAATTTTGCTTCTAAAGATGAATTTATTGTATTTAAAATTGTATTTTTATTTGTAAATGTAAATGTAAAAGTATTTGTTTTTTCTTCTCTGTAAAGTATTCCGTCATCTGCAAATACAGATACATTTGAATATGCTCCTGTTGGATCTAAAATTTCTTTAGCTCTGCTTATACCAGATGCTGATCTATTAACTGATCTAACTTTAATAATTTCTTGGGAAGCTGATAGCGGCATAACTTGATAATCTTCTGCTGTTATCATTCTATTTTGAGTATAATAAACTTGTGGTGCTTTTTCTCTAATAGATGCATTTGATTCTGTTGCTGTTGCATTGTAGACACTAGCTTTTAAACTAACACCTATTGTAAGAGTTTGATTTCCTCCATTAAGATCCATATATGGTACTGCTATTAAAATATTTTGCATTTCGCTAGGTTGTATTGCATACTTGGCATTATCGCTTGTTCTAAAATATGTTCTAAATGATCCTAAAGGTATAGTTGAGAAGTTTCCATCGCCAAACACAAGATCAACTGTGTCGTTATTTTTTGTTACTACATTGTAAATATTTCTTTCGCTTTTTGACAATGAATTATATATTGCATTGTTTCCAGCTAACGATGGAACTTGTTTCCATCTTTGAGAAAGTTGTCCAAACTGATCTAATTTATATAACCAAATATCATTATTATTAATGTTTGCAGTAGAAAGTGATTCAATATGATTTGTTGTACTTTGATTTATTGTAAAGTCAGATTTTTGCATTAATCCTTGTTTGAATAAAAAGAAAAATCCTGTGTTGTTTGAAGAATCACCAGACCCGTCTGTTCTGTATGTGTAAGTAAATCCTGACCCTTCAATTGGATCTGATTCATATATAGACTCGGAGCCTGAAATCGATGATGATACTACTTCAAATTTTCTATTAATGCCACCTATAGTTTTTCTAAAACCATAAATTGGTAAGTCTAATTGGGTTGAACTTAACGTATAAACCTGTGTTGTAATTCCGCCAATTGCTGACGCCTCTCTTGGTTTTCCAAAAAGTTGTCCAGAAACATTAGCGGCATTTAATATTGCTGTAAATTGTTCTCTATAATTCGAGTTAGCTGAATCGTTCCATACTACTGTTGAGTTAGCTAAATTTGTTCCTGATGAATCTTTTACATCTTGTGTTGTTGAAATAGTATCAAATTTAAGTAAACCGGTTGCTGGTTGATTTCTTTTTGCATTATAATTAATTAATCTTGCTAGTGTTAATACAGAATTTCTTCTTGATGCTGTTTCTAAAAAATTTTCTCTTGCGTTTAAGTCTACTCTAAACGATAGCGCCTGAGCAATATAGGCAATTAAATCAATAAGTGCTACATACTCTGAGCTTTCTACAAAGTCGTTAAAATCATCTGGATAGTTTTCTCGTAGATATGCGACCATTGTTCTACGAAGTGTTTCAAAATCGTAGGATTTAAAGTCAGCTTGTTGGAAAGATTGATAGATCTTTCTCCAATCCTCTGAAACTAATAATCTGTTTTGTCGTTCTGTTGTGGCCATAATACGTTTACATCAATATTTATAGTATTAATTATGTGCGTATATTAAGATAGACGAAGTAATGCGTTTTCATCGAAGTGAAACCGAAGTTTTTCAGTAATATCTAACGGAACATATGTTATTGTTGCTTGTATGGCAATGCCATGATGTGCCTCAGATAACAATATTTCTTGAGTGCTTATACGAGGATCAGCGTTTAAATTTTCTGTTATGTCGGAAACTATTGCTTCTTTAAGTTGTGTTGTTAGTGGTTCAAATATACAATCGTATATTATTGTACCAAATTCTGGATTTTCAACTCTCTCACCTTTTCTCACAGACAATCTATTGAGCAAATCTTGTTTTGCACATTCAAAGTCATAGAGTTTAAAGTTCTTTTTATCTGCACGAGAACTAAACCCTTTAAAAGTTACTGTGTTTAAATTGTTAGCCATATATTACCAATATTTACCACTTAAAAAATCTCTTAATTGCTCCACCTAAATTTGAAGCCATTGTTTTTATACTCATTCCAAAATCTGCAAAATTTCCTGATGGCATAAATCTTTCAAGGTTTGTTATTTGTGTTACACTTGTTATCTGCCCTGCAACAATATTGTTGATAGTTTTTGTTACTGTTTGTACGTCATAAATTTTTGATGCTAACTCATTTCCACCTATGTATCCTGAAACATCTAACATATTTGGTCTACCAATGCTTGTTAAATCCCCAAGTTTCTTTTTTCCTATTTGAAAAATTTGTCCTGAAACATCTGTTAATAACTGATCTTTAAGTTGGTTAATGTTTCCTAGTGTTATTTTTCCAATAGTTTCTGTTGTTAATGAATTTAATGTGTGACTTATGTCTGTTAATCTCACCGGTGAGAAACTTTGTACTTTATACATTGTAGCATATGTTGAACGAAATTCATCTGCTAGAGCTCTTCTTTTTGTTGTGTCGGTTGAACTTCCCATTTTTTTATCAATGTATGTTATAAGATCTGATTGATACTGTGCTATCCTAATTGTATCTGTAGATGAAATTCTGTTCCTCTGCTCCATAAATTCTGGGGTGCCGGGTTGTTTTGCAAGCCTATTCCATTTTGCATTTTCTATTAATTTTTGTTTAAGTGAAATATTTCTCGTGTCTGCTTTAACTGGTTTATATACGTTTTGATAATATTCTTTTTGTCTGTCCATAGATTTAGTAACTTTAATCGTAGTTCCGTTATCAGCGGTATACCATTTTTGTCCACTAGTGTCTATCCATGTTTTACTCATTGTTTGTCCTCTTTAAAAATCGTATGGTTGTATTCCTTCTGATGGGAATCCTCTTAACCTTTGCATTGGTTCGTGTGTTACAAATCTATGCACAGTTGTTTTTGTTGTTGTACTGTTAGCTTCTAATAATTGTGTTCCTTCTTTTACAGTGATGTCAACATCACCTGCGGCAAAATCCATTATGCCCATTGCATTTGGTGTTAACCATGTTGGTCCCCAGTGTGACGTTCCTGCTCCTGGAGGACCCATTGGATCGTTAAAGCGTACTTGCGATCCTTGAAGATGAAATTGTCCACTGGCCCCGTGCGTCTGTTGTGCAGGTGTGTACGATGATATTCCGTTTGCACCATGAGTCATAACTTTTCCGTTTGCTGAATTTACAAATATTCCTTGCTGTCCTATTGTTGATGAATATCTTTCTGCATTAACTACTACATCTTGTTGTGATGAAAAATTAATACTCCTTTTTGCGTGAAAATTAATATTTGTTTCACTGTGTAAATTAAAATCTCCATCGGTTCTTAAATTAATTCCGCCTGCTCCAGCATAGATATCTATTCTACCATCTCTGGTCATTTCAATCCATGCATTTCCTGATGCATTAGCAATATACACAACACCTTCTGTGTCATGCATTAATAATTGGTGTCCTGATGCAGTTCTTATTCTTGTTAATTGATTTTCTCCTGTTTCATCTCCATCGTCCATTACAAAACTGTGTCCAGGGTCTCTGTCAACTGGTGTCTCTATAAACGCACTGTTAGTATCTATTTCTATTGGTATTGTCCTACTGTCTGCTCTAATTCTACCTGGTGTATTAATTCCAAACACTTGACTTGGTGCTTCTCTTTGTGCTGAAGAAGTTGTTGTACCTCTAATCGGATCTTTTATTAATCCTTGCGTTTTTAATTGGTCTGCTAATTTGTCATTTACTGGATAATACCCTGTCCCAACTACTCCTGGTTGTGCATCTTTCCATATTTTTCTGTTTATTTCTCCGGCTGGTACTTGTTTTGTACCATATAAATCTTCAGTTGTTGTAGATGACGGTGGTGGAGGTGGTTCCATAGCTTGGTCATTTGCGGCATGACCCGGAATCATATGATTCATTACTGGTTGTTGTACACAGCCAAGCCAAAATGCATTTTCTTCTTTTTGATTTCCTTCAACATAAATCACTAGTACATCTGTGTCTATATCTGGTGGCACAAACCACATTCCATACGAGTGTCCGTTAGATTGTGGATCATATGCACTTGTTGTGCTAATTCCTTCTCTACTTTTTGCTCCATAAAAAGGTGAAAGGTAACTAGCCCAAGTTAACTGTTCAAATTTTGGAGTAAGGGTTCCTGTTTTTGCAATAATGTTTACACCTAATCTTCCCATTCTTAAAGGATCGGCTGTACTTTTTATTCTTCCTATATACGGACCAGGATTTCTTTTTACGTAAGATTTTAAATCTGTGTCTAATCCTTTACTGGATACGTCTCCTCTGTGATCAGTCATTTTCTATTTTTCTTTTAATGCCTCATTCAATTCATTCAATTTTTTTATTTTCAATGCATAGCCAGATAGGTTCTCGTTATTTTTCAAAACCTCATTCAGTGGTGTTATTGCCATGTTTACATCATCAACTGTAATGTTTTGGTTCTCTCCTGCTTCGGTTACTTTGTCAATATTTTTAATTTCATGGTTCACTTTAAACGGTGCAGTTCCTGGGCCTTGTTGACCGTTTAATCTTACCATATGTAATATCTGTATAAATTGTCCACTTTTAAAACTGCTTTCTACTTTACTTACTTGGTATATTCCTGAGAAGAATAAATTTGACTCTGCTGTTAATTTACCAGCACTATCGGTATCAAACATAGTACCTGTCTTTTCTATTGGGTCTGCAGGCATTCTGTATTTTAAATGTATTATAGGCATTGCATTATCTATGTTAAAGCAATTTAGTGCCTTGTTCCATGAGCCGTCCGACATTTCCATAGGTTTTTTTGCTTTTACGTCGCCACCAGGACCAACATACATATCTTGTGCAACATAACATGGATCTCCTAAAATTTCCATTTCTAATCTCATCATATCTGCAGTTGGATTCACAAGATAATCATAAAATTCTACAACTTTTACGTTCTGCTGTTCGTCCATTCCAGATGTTATATTTGTTGATTTCATTAATGACGGATACGATCTTAAAGGTGTTAGTTCGGCTGATGTTGCTGGATCATTTCCCCGGAGTAATCTCCAACCTCGTTGTACAGTATCAAATACTTTGTCCAGGCCTGACGGTGGTGGTGTAACAACATTTCTATGGTAGTATCCGGTTTTGTAATTTATTCGTAAATTTTGTATATCTAAGTTTTCTCCTGTATATAGATAATTGTATCTTTTTTGAACTGTTTTTTCCCAATCAACTCTTCCTATACTCATGCCAGGTACCAGTAATTTTAAAATATGAAATTCGTAATAGACCGCTTTGTACACTATTGTTTTAGGTTGCATTCTAGTAATAGGATCTAAATCTTTTTTCATCTGAGTATGCACACTGCTAATAATTTTAAACCAAGGGATCATTGTATTTTGTGCAGTTATATTAGCAAGTTTGTCTTGGTTATCTGGGTTAAAGTGTTCTTTATTTTCTATATCTTTCTTGCTCCATCCGTGATTTTTTTTAGCAGTAGTACTCAATATTTGTGTTCCTGTAAGATACTCTAGCCAAAAGTCGTTTACTAAATCTTGAAAAAACTGTGTTGCCATTATAGTATCTTCCATTACTTTCATTACTGACGTATTTGGAGGAATATTTGTTTTATTTGTAGGGGCAGACGAGGCTCCCGGGGAAGCGACTTTTCTAGGATTACTACTGCCAGGACCTACTGTAACAGTTGTACCTTCAGCTGAATATAAATTGGCACACAATCGCTGTAACTTCTCGTCAAACTCAAATACATATACGTCTTCAAAGCCTTGGGTTCTAGTGCCTTGTTCAACTTCACTTTTCTGTTGTTTTTCCATTTGGATTGAAAATTCTTTTCCCCATTGTGCCAGGTGAGTTTTTTGTATCGTCATTTCTTGTCTTACCACATGAAATCTGTCCATCATGGCAAATTCTGCGTGAGATGTTCCTTGTATTTGATATCTTGCCCCGCCTTCGTTTACATCAAATTCAACACGAGATATTACTATAGGTATTTTTCTATATATAGGGGATCCAGTTGTACCGCTCTTAACTTCCATCGAGTGTGCTTTTTCTCCTCTCCACCCTTTCCATTCAATGGTTAATAAAAAAGGTGCATCTAGATAATCCTTATAGCCACTATTATATGCCGCGGCTCTCATTTTTTCTACAAATGATATGCTGTATGGTTCGTGCAATTCAAAATCTATTTTTGTAAAACTCATTGTATTTCTTTCTTCACCTGGCGATACTGTAGAAGTTATATTAACATCCTCAAAAAATATATCATGATTTCTTGCTAGTATGGCCTGCGATGCAGAAATTGTATCAAATCCTTGTTTTGTTTTTTCTGCAGATGTGGCATACTGATCTACACCCTTTTTTTTATGTATATTATATGGGTCTTTGCCTGCTGTCCTAAAGTTTGGACCAATGCCGGCGCTTTGTGCTATAACATCATGCACTGGGTCGTTCAAATACATTCTTGGATTTTTAATTTCCTCTTCTGTTAAAGCTGATAGTGTGAATAAAGTATTGTATGAAGCAAACTGATGTAGCTCATTGTCAGCTTTGGTAAACTGCTCGGTACTATCTTGTATCGTTGCACCATCTGTTTGTGTAGTAATTAACTCAGTTAATTCTAAACCACTTGATCTTCTTAAATCTGTTTTAGAAAAATTAATGCCGTCAAAGTCATGGTGATATTTTTCTTCGCTTAATGATATAGCTTTTTTATATGACTTTGGCGAACGTGCACCAGAATAGATGGAGGTTGGGGTGGTTGTTTTAATAGTTGGGGTGTATGGTGTATAAGTTGTGTTTATATGATCTTTTATTGTGAAATCAGTGTGGGTCGACGACTTTATATACTCTGCCGTTTGTTCATCTAAATTAATTTTTTTTATGTAGTTTGAATATTCCATAGGACCCATATCAACTACTGTGCCATCACCTAGTGTTACTTTTTTTGTCTTCGCGTGAGCAACAAGACCTTCATAATTGTAGGAATGTTCTTCTATGATATTATCGTCTTTGTCGTAAACTATCTTAGTATAAACTTTCATTAATTTATACTCCTAAATCTGATTGTATATTTGACTTTTTAGGTAACTGGATTGTTACACCCGGTTTAAAATCATATATAGGGTCCTCAATCTCATCTGGATTTCTTTGTGCAAAAACCCACCATAGTCTTGGTGAGCCGTATAAATCATATGCTAATAAATCTGGACGATACGCATATGTTCTTTCTATTGTGTACGTTTGGTCATCGCCTTCTGCTGTAATTGTTCTAGGCACAAAAATATCAAGTGCTGTATCAGTTTGTGTTGTAGCAAAATACGGCGATGTAATATTATATTTGGCCATTAAATAAATCCTATCTGATCTTTGCCTCTTAACCTGCCGGCTCCAAAATCTTTAAGTGAAAAGTTTTTAATTGACTCTCTAGAGTAAATTGGTGTTACTAGTACTGAAATATTAGAAATTGTTGGTGCCCATGTTTGGTCTAATTGATTTGGATCATATACAGGAGTAGTGTCGTCATGAATATTTGGGTTACCCTCTTGTTTATATAATGGACTGTGTCGTTGAAATTTTTGATCTTGGCTTGTAGAAATATAATCAATTCCTGATCTTAATTCAACGTTAAATGTATTAACAATAACCGGTACGTTTTGAAACATATGGTCACCATATCCATTTAAATGTAATATTGGTGGTGGATTACCTTTTAAGTTATCTTCGTCTTTGCCAAAAAACATTTTAGTTACTGTTCTTAAAAAATTTACAGCGGCTACCCAATATAATGCGTCTTGTTGATTTTGTACCGGAAACTCACCTATAATATTCATTTGATCTACTTGTGAATTTTGATACGCTTGAAACGGATAGTTACTGTGCGTTTGTGATAATGCATTATAATTAGCGGTATGCTGTATCATCATTGATGGTGTTAGTGGCCAAAAAATTCCGCCAATATCATGCAATGGTGCAAGTCGATTATTACCTAAATTTTCTTGCTCAAAAAAGAAGTTCTGTAATGGTCCGTCTTGTGGTATTGTAAGACGAACTCTCCAATCTCTTTCATCTTTTCTTCCAGACCATGCGGCAGTGGCGCTTCTGATGTGGTCATTTCGTGAGATGCCCGATCCAAACAGTCTACCTAAAGTTCTGTTAAAAATATTCCCGCCTGCTTTACCTAATGCTTGTTTAATTGTTGCCATTTTTCAGTTGTGTTTCCTTGTTAAATTTTGTATACTTAAACAATATTTATAGGCATCATTAAAGGCGCACTTAATTACTCATACGACACAATTCTAACAGACCTGTTTGTGGTCACACTTACATTAATATAGAGGATAATTATGAAGAGAGTGAAATACTTAAACAACCGGGATCTGTTGGCACAAATACACGCCAGCAAAAATACATTTTGTTCGTACATTACAGACGAAGATGCACGTTATGATGTAATTGTACCAAATCTTAAAAAAATCAACCCCTCTGCAATAGCACAGGCAAGAAAAAATAAATCAAAAAGATTAACACAAGAAGCTTGGCAAAAAGCCAAAGACAGCGGACTAAAAAAAATAAAATTAGGTGATTATACAGTTAGTACTAGAACACTTGAAAAAACTGATCTAATATTTAGAGTAATGATGTTTGACCATGTCCCTTTACAACCAGGAAGAAAAAAGAATCCAAAAACAGTAGCAGATCATCATACTAAATGTAATTTTCCTCCATTTCAACATTATAAGATTAATAAGAAAGGTAAACCAACTTGTATAGGCAAATCACATTGGAAAGACGGTTTAGAAAACGGACATTTTGATTGTGCATACGGAAAAATAACAAACTCACTTGCAATGATGTTTATGAAATTGTGTGAACGTTATGGTACTAGAGCAAACTGGAGAGGTTATACGTATAATGATGAAATGCAATCACAAGCATTAATGCAACTATCACAAATTGGTTTACAGTTTGATGAAAGCAAATCAGAAAATCCTTTTGCATATTACACTGCGGCAATTACAAACAGTTTCACAAGGATATTAAACATTGAAAAGAAAAATCAAAACATACGTGATGACATTTTAGAACAAAATCATATGATGCCTTCTTCTACTCGACAAATGGCTAATTCAAATAATACAGATGCTCATAAAAAACGTATGTTAACTGCACACGGTCCAGTTAAAACTGTGAACAAAACAGGATTAATAAAACTAAATCGAGCATTCCGTAAAAAAGGAGAATTAAAACCAAAAGATTTTTCTAATGTGGGATATAAAGAAGTAGATATGACTAATCATGTACCACCTGTTAAAAAGAAATGGTAATATATGTTATTTAAAAAAGTAGCTTGTTTCACGGACATACACTTTGGTATGAAAGGTAATTCTAGAGTACACAACGACGACTGTGAAGCATTTATATATTGGTTTATAGAACAGGCCAAAGCACAAGGTTGTGAAACTTGTATATTTCTAGGTGACTGGCATCATCATAGATCAGTAACTAATGTTTCCACAATGAACTACACTGTATCTAATATGGAAAGATTAGGACAAGCATTTGAAAATGTGTATGTAATCATGGGTAATCATGATTTATTTTACAGAGACAAAAGAGAAATTAATTCTATGGAATATATTAGAAATATTCCTAACATACATATTGTTAATCAGTGGTATGAAGATGATGATACAGCAATTATTCCGTGGGTAGTTGGAGACGAGTGGAAAAAGATTGCAAAGATGAAAAAGAAATATGTATTTGGACACTTTGAACTTCCGTATTTTAAAATGAATGCAATGGTAGAGATGCCAGACATTGGCACAATTAAAGCCGGTCATTTTGCAGGTTGTGAAAAAGTTTGGTCTGGACACTTCCATAAAAGACAATACAATAAAAATATAACATACATGGGTAACGCATTTCCGCACAACTACGCAGACGCTTGGGATGATGAACGAGGAATGATGACGTTAGAATGGGGCAACGAACCCAAGTATATCAACTGGCCAGATATGCCAAGATATAGAACAATTAAAATATCTGAACTCCTTGCAGATCCAGACAAAGTATTAAAACCAAAAATGTATGTAAGAGTTACATTAGATATTAAAATATCATACGAAGAAGCAAATTTTATAAGAGAAACGTTTATAGAAAAATATGAATTAAGAGAATTACAATTAATACCTGAACAAATTGATAAGGCACAACAACCACTAGTACAAATACAGAAATTCGATTCGGTAGATCAAATTGTGCTAAAACAATTAGAAGGCGTTGATTCGGAAACTTACGACAAATCAATTTTAATGGCAATTTATAATAATTTAGATGTTAATAATTAAAAATCTTACAGTAACAAACTTTATGAGCGTAGGCAATCAAGCTCAAGCAATTACGTTTGATAACAAGCACTTAATTTTAGTACTAGGTGAGAATCTAGATCTGGGTGGTGACGATGCTGGTGCAAGAAACGGTACTGGTAAAACTACAATTATCAATGCACTATCGTATGTGTTCTTTGGTGAAGCATTAACAAATATAAGAAGAGATAACCTTGTTAATAAAACTAATAATACAGCTATGTTGGTTTCTGTAAATTTTGTAAAAAATAATGTTACGTACACAATTGAAAGAGGACGTAAGCCACAAACATTAAAATTTTATGCAAACAATATAGAACAAAATACAGGCTCAAATGAAGCACAAGGCGAAAATAAAGAAACACAAAAAGAAATAAACAGATTACTTGGTATGACCCATGCTATGTTTAAAAACATAATTGCTTTAAACACATACACACAACCGTTTCTTGCAACTAAACAAGCAGAACAAAGAGAAATTATTGAACAATTATTAGGTATAACACTGTTAAGTCAAAAAGCAGATATACTTAAAGAACAACAAAAAGCAACTAAACTTGAACTGCAAGAAGAAAAAATAAAAATAGATTCAAAAATTGCTTCTAATGAAAAAATACAAGAATCAATTGAATCATTAAAAATAAGAAGCAGTGCATGGCAAACACAAAAAGACGAAGACAATAAAAATTTTACAACTGCAATAACAGATCTTGAAAAGGTTGATATTAATGCGGAACTAAAAGCACACAAAAAACTTGCAAAACATACCGATGATGTAAAGACATTAAGAAACCTAGAAAAAGAGAAAGCATATCATGAAGATTCTTTAACTAAAGCACAAACGCAAGTTGAAAAAACTATAAAAGATTTAGAATTTGCCAATGATGCTAAATGTCCAACGTGTGAACAAGCATTACACAATGACAAACACGAACATTTAGTTAATAAATTAAACACTACACTAACAGAATCAACAGATTACACAAAAAAATTAAAAAGTGATCTTGCAAATGTGCAACACAATGTTGATGACATTGGCGACATAGGTGTTATACCCGACACATATTACGACATAATTGATGAAGCATACAATCATAAAGGTTCTTTAGCAGATTTGAAAAGACAATTAACACAATCAGAAACTAAAGAAGATCCTTATGCAGAACAAATTACAGAATTAAAGAAAGGTGCTATTCAGAAAGTTAGCTATGTGCAAATAAATGAGCTAGAAGACTTAAACAGGCACCAGGACTTTTTATATAAGTTGTTAACAGCAAAAGATTCATTTATAAGAACAAGAATAATAGAACAAAACTTAACATACTTAAATCAACGTCTAGCATACTACCTAGGACAAGTAAAATTGCCACACACAGTTACATTCCAAAGCGACTTAACTGTACAAATTGAGGAATTGGGTAGAGAATTAGATTTTGATAATTTAAGTAGAGGTGAAAGAAACAGATTAATTTTAAGTTTAAGTTGGGCATTTAGAGATGTATGGGAATCACTTTATCAACAGATCAACTTATTATTCATAGATGAATTAGTAGATGCTGGTATGGATGTATCAGGCGTAGAGTCAGCTATGGCTGTATTAAAAGATATGAGTAGAACTCAACAAAAGAACATTTTCCTAATATCTCACAAGGATGAGCTGATTTCTAGGGTAGATTCCGTACTAAAAGTAGTAAAAGAAAATGGTTTTACAAGCTATGCTAATGACGTGGAGATACTTGTTTAATATCACCTAAAATTTTTCCTATTGAATAACAATCATTGTTTTTATCTTTGACCACATATACAAATTTTGTTTGTGATACGTCTAATTGTTCGCATATTTTTTTATTCAACTCTCCATACTTGTTCCATCCATAATCTCTTTCAATATTATCCATTATAAACGATCCACAAGCAGTTGTAAGTTCATTATATTTTCTTTGAGCACTTATTACCGTACACGAATCCATTGTTCGTTGCCTTGACCAACGTAATCCAATTCTATTCCATGTCATATCATATTTTGACATACTCATTGCAAATGATTTAATATTTGGATGATCAAAATTAAAATTAAAATCGTTTGCAACTGTTATCCAAGCACAATCTACATGAATATCTATATTTTTTTCTTCACATTCTTTTAAAACAGATTCCCAATCTGGACGATCACCGTAATACCAATTTGGCAATGATACAATTAAAGGTATATTAGATTTTAAATCTCCTGGGTTTGTTGTTTGTTTTCCCATTACTCTATAATAAGCATAATCTTTGGGTAAAATTTGTATGTTCCAACTATGTTTAGAAACTAAACTTTCTATATAATGTGTACAACCCATTATAATATCGACACAAGGAAATTTATCAACCCCTGACAATGAATTTATTTTAGTGCTTCTAAACCATTCCGACGCCTTGTTAATAAACGCATCGTGTTCTATAGGTTTTTGCGACTTTGTATACCAATCGTCTTTTAGTTTTTGTAGATAAGGATCATTTATTGGAAATAATGTTTTATCTAAATCGTTTTTACTGACTGTATCTAACATACATACTCTTTCTTATCCCATTTGTAACTTTAGTTGTTGTTCCATGCCGACTAAATTCGTTATTCAATAAAGCATAACCTGAATTAAATGTATATTCAAATGTTTTCAAAACATTATCGTCTTTGTCAAATAAAGATGTTCCTACGTTGTTATCGTTTCCTAAATAAAATTGTAATGCAAGTTTAACTCTTGAATCATCTGTGTGAGGTTCTAAATAATATCCTGGTTCATCTTGCCAAATGTCAACACTATCAAAACTTAAATTAGTATTAAATTTTTTTTCTAAAGCCTTAGTAATAGGAGTTTGCATAAAGAAAAGTTTTATTTTTTTCATTACTTCTTCTGAATAGTCAACCCGAAGTCTTGGTCTGTCCAATTGCTTTTCCAACTGTACAAAATTCAAATTTACCAAAGTTTCTAACTCTTTTAATATGTTATTACCAAAAAAATTATGATATTCTTGGTAAATTATTCCATTTTTCCGTAATATTGGAGATTTTTCTATTGACAGAACCACTTCGAGTGTGTTTAAATTAAACATATGTTAATTAATTATATCGTACGACAACGGAAGGAAAAAAAAACATATGTCACAAACGCATGAATCGATCATGACAGAGATTCAAAACTACTCTGAAGAGAACGGAAAGTTCACAGAGAAGGGTGTTAAGGCTTCGGCAACAAGAGCCAGAAAAGCATTAGCGTCTTTGTCAAAACTGATCAAACTAAGAAGAAAAGAAATTCAAGAGGCTAAAAACGCGGCGAGTACTGCAAAAACAAGTACTGCTACTGCGGCGTAATAATTGCTAATTGGACCAATTAGGATAAGCCTTCACTTTTTAAGTGGAGGCTTTTTCTTTTAATATACCTTTTGTAGATTTTTCTCTGAGTATTCCAGATCCGTGTATTCTTACACGAATATGACCATTATAATAATCATTTGATTCTAGCACTTTACGTGCAAACTGTTCTCTGGCTTCTATATACGATAGTTCTGCTTTTGATTTACAGTAAAAAAGTATTTCTCTTTTAAAATTATCTTTACCAAGTCTTTTAATATCAATAGTTAAGTTATCACTACTACCATAATAATCTTCCCAATCACTATTAACTTTGTATCTACGTTTGTTTACTCTACCTTTTAATGGTGGACGGGATCTTTTAAACTGTGCTAATTTTTTGCCTATGTACATCCTACCATTAGTTGTATTTGTTATTTGGTAAACAAAACCTACACAATCTTCAGGTAATTCAGTTATTTGTTTATTGTTATAAATCCACATCTGGTTTAAACCTTTTATAATCTTGTTGAAATAACTTATTAGGTTGTTTCATAAAGTTTGGAAAACTATTAATGTAAGTTATTATAGATCCTGTATCTTTAAAAAATTCCGGGATATTATGAAAAGGAATATCATAAAAATGTTTTTCTAATTCAAATAATATACCTGCTTCAGTAACAACGTCTATATCAGGAATTGGTTCATTTATCTTTTTAAAAACACAATCAACAATATAATTTTTTAAATTAAATGCTTTTAAAGACATATTATCTTCTATAAATTTTTTATGTAACTTACTAAAATCTAAATCATAACCAAACATTATCCCTAACAAATTCTTTAATTGCTCATAATCAAAAATAACATCAATATCAACTAATTGCAACTCTCTTCTTTTTAATATTTCGTTGTTTCTAATTGTAACCATATTAGTTTGACTTTGTACCATATAAAAAAAGAAAAGTTGCCTTAATATTAATTTTGGTACAACTTGATTTTGTTCATTACAATCAAAATTATAAAATTCTTTCAAATTTACTAATAATAATTTCCAATATTTTAATTGGTTTTCTAACGGTGCGTCGTGCATTGTATAAAACTTCCAAAAGTTTTTTTCCATGGCTCGTACTCCACACTCTCCATATTGTCCACTATTCGTTCTACTGTATACTGCGTGTAATATATAAAAAAAATATTGTGATTTCCATGTTAACCCAATTCCTTCTTCTTTATCTTCTAAAAAAACTTTATATTCTGGATCTAAATTTATAGGATATACAAGTGTTTTGTGTTCATACCTATATCTACCATGTGAACTTCCGGCTGGTAATAACGGTGACGGCAATAATTTTTTATTATTATAACAATCTATTAAGTAGCCTAAGAAATTTCCAAAGGCCCCCGGCGTGTAATATACTTTAATTTTCTTCATCATCTTTTGGAATTTTTGGACAAATTACATCTTTTACAAACTGTTTATGTATTTTTGTTTGGGGTTGTTTATAATTTGCTGGTTCTTTGTCTGCTTTATATTCAGGATATTTTCTAGCATAGTCGTCCATTCCTTTATACTTTTCATGGAATGCCCAGACTTCAAAATCTAAAATTTTATGTTCGTCTAGATGCATAAAATCCAAATTTGGTGTACTAATGAACATAAATTTTATATTTTTGCTTTTCAAAAAAAGCTCAACATACTTTATTTGATGTATAGTACGTAAACAATGCTGATCTTGTGTAATATAATTGTTATGATACTCTTTTATAAAATTAATTCTACTACTGCTCGATAACCACCATAATCTTTTTGACAAACTAATATTCATAAATTTAGTTCTATGCACTTTATCATCTAATATTTTCTGTACTAATCCACCTTGATTTTGATTAATAATATCTAATCTATTTGATTGAGCCCATTGTACAATAACAAAATCATAATCATTCTTTGTACAAGCGTCTATTGTTGCATTCATAATATATTCATTTCCTGCACCAACCTGACATACATTGTCTACTTCACATATATTTTCTAGTATTTGCGGCCACATTTTCCATATGTGTCCTTTACCAAAACCATCGCCTGCACATAAAATCTTCATATTGTGATATTTAAACTCAATTTGATTGACTGTTTATTTTTTGTATGTTATATATAAACGTTGGGGAACAGCATCCAACCACCAGGCAAATCATATCTACATTATATATTACAACAGCATTGAGGTCACTTAACGTGATCGGATCTTGCTTGTAGAACAGACAGCAAAGATGAGGCTCTTAGAAAAAGATAATCCTCAGGTTTACTAAAAATTACTGTATAAAGAATTAGTAAACTCGCGTTGAATAGAACTAGCGAATGGGTACCGCACAACCGCCCAGTTACGACAGCAATATACAGTGACTATAAGCTCAGCACATGGGTAAGTCGTTCTGCTAGAAATAGCAGAACTATGACTAACGTCTAGCACATAGGACGCATAGTGCGTTTAGTTTTTTAGAGCGTAACGTAAGTTTTAAAAGAAACGAGCGAAAGCGAAGTTTAGATGACTGTAAGTCGTCTTTTTGTAATGATATGTATTAAGGATTATTTCGAGTCTTCTTCTGATGTGTGTGTGTTGTGCTATCGTCATTTTCTAGTGTGCCGTTTGTCGTTATATACTTTTCTATTTCCTCGTCAATTTCTTTCTTAACAATTTTATTTTTATCTTTAAGTTTTTCTTCTAGGTCTTTAATTTTTTTATCTTGGTCGGCAATTTTGTGTCCACACGTTTTAACGTCGCCGGTGGCGTGTTCTAATTTAATCAGTGTTTGCTTAATCCGTGACTCTTTCGTTTTGATTGTGTTGGCCATATCATCCTTATCTTTTGCGAGATCGGAGATTGTTGCCTTGAGTTCTTGGACTAGGTCCTTATCAGACATATAGATTATAATTATCCAGTTTTTTAGTACCCATTAAAGTATTATATATTGATTTAGAAGAAAGGTTGACCTGTTTTTTTGGTTGTTTCTAAATTTTCTTTTACTAATTGACTCACTATTTGACGTTCTGTAGGGGACATTGCCGCGGCCTCGGAATAAGTCACTCCTCCTCGCATATACCAGCATATTTTTAAAAGGTCGTGTCGTAATGCTTTAGTATCCTTCTCCATATTTTGTAATGTGATAATAATGTCAGATTCCGACTGTGACAGTAATGTTATACGAAAAAATTTGCAGTATCAAATGTTACTGGAATCTCATAAGAAACCGGTGCACCTTTTTTGATCTGCTCTTCAGATGCTTTTAATTTTACAGGTTGTACTGCACCTTGAGTTCTCAGTTCAATTAATTTATCTTGCAACTCTTTTATTAGTGTTGCATTCGCTTTTTCTACAAACTCTTTAATTTGTGCCGGGTCTGTAACTTCTGTTCCGTCTGGTACTGTTATATTATAAATGTTTTTTAACAAAATAGTGTGACTTAAATCAGTTAGTGCTTTAAAACTGTCATTAAACCTTTTTACTTTTTCTTCTGGCTTCATATCTGCGTTTTGCACTGTGGTATATAATTTTTGTTGTGTAAATGTTTGTAAAGCAGTAGTAGTCATGTCTTTGTATGTTAAAGGTCTTACTGCAATTTTTAATCCGTCTTTTAATACAATGTCATTTTTTATTGTTTTAGATTTAATTTGGTCTAATAATGCTGGTAAGTTTAATGAGTGGTCTACTTTTTCAGTTGTTCCTGGTACAGTAAAAGAAATATTCATAGTTTCACCGTATGTGGCAATACGTATTGCTATTAATATTGAATCTAAATCATAATTGCTAATTTGCCATGCATCTTTGATATCTGGAACACAACTTTGGATCACATCTACCATGCCCTGACCATTCATTAGTGCATCTGGCGTTTTAAACACTATCTCATCACGAGCAGTCATTGGTTGTACACCTATTTCTCCTGTTTGGGATTGTGTTACAACGTGCGGAGGATATGCTCCACCTGACGGTAACGTCACAAATACAGCTGGCTGTCTAAAATACTTGTTTAACGGGTTTGTGTTTTCTGTCATTTTTTACTTCTATAAATATACATTAATTGCGTATATATGTCTATATTTATATGCGTAGATAATGACGGTATTAAAACCATATGGATACAGAAGATTTAAAACAATTAGGTAAAACGATAGAAGATGCCCTTAAAGGTAAAGATTCTCGTACTGCTAGAAAAACAGCATTAGAAGAACTTGCTCTTACTAAAGAAGGTGCCGCTATACAAAAACTCAGTAATAGAGAAATTAAAAAAGTAATCAGTTTAAACAAAAGTTTAAAAAAGCACGAAACCGAACACGAAGATCATTTAAAAAAAATAAACGTAACATACTCTAAATTAGATGATAATTTAAGAGCAGTTAGATCTAGTTTAAGAACTTTTGGTTCAGCCGCATATGCAGGTACAGGATCAATAAGTGAATTTACCGAAAGTTTACGAGGTAGCAGTACAGTTTTAAATTTTGTTGCTGACCTAGGTAAAACATTTGACGTTAATGCTGAAACATTTAGAGGATTGGCCGAAGTTGGTGGTAACTTTAATCAGTCTATTGTAGAAATGAGAAATGCCGCCCATATGGCCGCTTTGCCATTAGATGACTTTGCTAAATTGGTTAGAGATAATTCAACAACACTAGCCGCACTTTACGGAACAACTACTAAAGGTGCTATGGGTATTGCTGGATTAGGAGAAGCATTAAGAACTCAAGCTACTCCAGAACTAGCTAGTTTAGGTTTTACAGTTGACGAAATTAACGAAACACTATTAACAAATTTAGATAGACAAAGAAGAACAGGTCTCTTTGATAGTATGACTAATCAACAAAGAGTGCAAAGTGCCGCAAATCTTGCCAAAGAACTTGATAGATTAGCAAAATTAACAGGTCAACAAAGATCAGAACTTCGTGCCCAACTAGATCAGCAAAAATCAAATGCTAGATTTGCCGCTTTTAGAAGAACACTTGATGACGAGACCGACCAAAGAATATCAACTTTTGCCGCTACAATAGGAGCAATATCTCCAATGTTAAATGAAGGCATGGAAGACTTACTTGCTAATGCCGGAGTTCCTGTAACTGATGCCGCTATGCAACTTGTACAGAACTTTCCAGAAGTACAACAAACAATTAAATCATTAATTGCTGGGACAATAAATTCTGAACAAGCGTTAATGCAAGTGAGAGACCTATCAGTCAAATCATTACAAAGATTTAGTGCGGCGGCGGCAACTGGACAAGTTCCATTCTTAGAATTAACTCCTGGTATTATTGAAATGGCTTCATTAACATTAGATCAGGTGGCGGCATTAAAAGAACAACAAAAGGCACAGGCAGGTGGTACATCTTCATTAATGCAATTTCAAGAAAATGCAAAAAGGTTATCAGCGGCAACACAAAGTTTAGAAACAGGATTTTATAGTATGTTAGGTTCTTTAGGTGGAGAAGGAACTGACAGTGTAGTATCTTCTATAGGAGATATGTCTGACAAATTTATTACAGGTACATCAAATTTTACAAAAGCAATATTATATGGTACAAAAACTATTTCAGGTTTAGGACTCAATTTATTAAAAGACACATTACCAACTTATACAGCAGTGTATATGGGAACCAAAGCAGGTAACTTGAGCTCAGGAAGTATGTTTGGTGGAATGGGTGGAGGAATAAAAGGTGGATTAAATTCAAAAATGGGAAAAGGCCTCGGCGCCATTGGAGCAATAGGAACAGCAGGTATGAGTGTTGCTGGATTAGTCGATGATGACAAGTCAAACGACGTTTCATCATGGACAGGTTTGGCTGGATCAGTACTTGGCGGAATAGCAGGTTTCATGGTAGGAGGACCAGGTGGTGCTATGTTAGGTGCAACACTAGGAAATATGGCCGGATCAGCTGTTGGTGGAATGTTCGGTGGTGAAAAATCTATTGGTGGTAATATGTCTGCAGGTGTTCCATATCTTACAGGTGAACGAGGACCGGAAATAGTAACACCAAACGTAGGAAGTTCAGTTACGTCAAATGCTAATCTTAATTCTGCACTAAACTTTAAACCATTAGAACTTAAGATGACTAACATGGTAACAGAATTAAACACTGCAAATAAAAAGCTAACAAACATGGTAGATGGCGTAAATATGCTTGTAGGGGTTAACGGCAAAATTGCAAGATCTACGGAAGGAACGCTCAGAGTACAAAAAACTCAAACTGGGCAAATACTTTCAGCATAAATGACTTGTTATTTGCTACAAAAAAGTGTAAAATAAATTATGGCTTGGAAAAAATATTTTAGAGACGCAAACTTATCGCCAATATCTGGTGAAAAAGTACCAAACTTTGCAAAAAGAAACTATTCATCATATCTACCTGATGTATATACAGGACACCCTAACAGAATTCAAAGATATTTTCAATATGATCAAATGGATTCAGATTCAGAAATTAATGCGGCACTAGATATTCTTGCAGAATTTTCTACACAATCTAATACAGAAAATGAAACACCTTTTGATTTAGTTTTTAAAGATGAAACAACTGAACATGAAGTAAAACTTTTAAAGAAAGCATTACAACAGTGGACCAGCGCCAACCAATTCTCAAAAAGAATTTTTAGAATTTTTAGAAACGCTTTAAAATATGGAGATTGTTTCTTTGTAAGAGATCCAGAAACATTAAAATGGTTGTACATGGATGCTTCAAAAATAGATAGAATTATTGTAAACGAATCCGAGGGTAAAAAACCTGAACAATATGTTATTAGAGATATTAATCCAAACTTACAAAAATTATCTGTAACGTCAATAACACCAAATCAAACATTTGGTGGTAGCGGAACTACAGGTGGCGGTACTGCGGCGTACTCACAAAGTTATGCAGGTGCTGGTAGAGGATCTGATATGTCAGGATTTGCTGGAGCAACAGGTGGTAGATTTTATAGAACAATGAATCAATATGCCATTGGTGCAGAAAACGTTATCCATATGTCAATGTCAGATGGGTTAGATAACTTATTTCCTTTTGGACAATCAGTATTAGAACAAGTTTTCAAAGTTTACAAACAAAAAGAATTATTAGAAGATGCAATTATCATTTACAGGGTTCAAAGAGCACCTGAAAGAAGGGTATTTTATATCGACGTAGGTAATATGCCAACACACTTGGCTATGCAATTCGTTGAGAGAGTTAAAAACGAAATTAATCAAAGAAGAATTCCAAGCACATCAGGTGGTGTCAACTATATTGATGCAACATATAACCCTATGAGCATTAATGAGGATTATTTCTTTCCGCAAACAGCAGAAGGAAGAGGATCTAAAGTTGATACACTACCGGGTGGTACTAATTTAGGTGAAATAGACGATTTAAGATTTTTTACAAACAAATTGTTTAGAGGATTAAGAATTCCAAGTTCATATTTGCCAACAGGCGCAGAAGATGGTGGACAACAATACAATGATGGTAGAGTTGGAACTGCTTACATACAGGAATTAAGATTTAACAAGTATTGTGCAAGATTACAATCAATGTTAAAGGAAACATTTGATTCAGAATTTAAATTATGGATTAAAAGTAAAGGTTACAACATTGACAACGGTATGTTTGAACTAAAACTTAACCCACCACAAAACTTTGCGGCTTATAGACAAACTGAAATGGATCAAAGTAGGGTAGGTACATTTACACAGGTAGCAGAACTACCATATATGTCAAAAAGATTTGCGTTAAAAAGATATTTAGGATTAAGTGAAGAAGAAATGGCAAGAAATGCCGATCTTTGGGCAGAAGAAAATGCTATACCTAAAGGTAAACAAAGTAAACAGTCACAATTAAGAGGTGGCGGAGTTTCACAATCGGGCATTACTTCAGATCTAGACCAATTTGAAGAGCCAACAGCTGACCCAGAAGTACCAGCACCAGGAACACCAAACCCAGGAGGACCAGGAACAACACCAGGAGGTGGTGGAACTATACCAGGTGGCTCAGGTGGCGGCGGACAGATTTAAGGTTAAATACGAATATGAAACTGAACGAATTTTTTACATACGGAGAAGACGGGTTTGAGCAAGATAAAACTTACGATCCTGATCAGGATATCTCCATATTAGATAAAGACGACACAAGAAAAACAAGACTTACACTTTCTGATATTAATTCAATGAGATTAGCTTCAGAAGAACACGATTCACAACAAAAAGACGAAGCCGTATTTGTACAAAAGATGTACGGACAACCGGCAGAGACAGACGATTTAGCGATATAATGTCTAATACAGCCTTTGTATTAGGAAATGGCGAATCCCGAAAAGGAATCCAAATAGAAGACTTAAAAAAACACGGTACAGTGTTTGCCTGTAACGGTGTATATAGAACTGAGCGACCAGATTTTTTGGTTGCTGTAGATCCTAAAATGATGTTAGAGATTGGTGAGACCGAATATGTTGTACATAATAAAGTGTATTCAAATTATAATGTGCAATACGACAAAAATCAAAAAATATTAGATCATGTACAATGGTTTAAACCTAGCTTAGGTTGGAGTTCTGGGCCAACAGCATTGAGATTAGCACTGGAGCAAGGCTTTACAGAAATTTATATGTTAGGATTTGATTATAAAGGGTTTAACGTTAACGGTGGATCATTGAATAAATTTAATAATTTGTTTAAAGATACTCGTAACTATAAAAAAGGCACAGAAGAAGCAACTTTCTATGGCAACTGGATGAGTCAAACGAAGAGGTGCCTACTAGATTTTAAAGATGCAAAATTTATTCGTATAATACCTAAAGATTGGTTTGCTCCTAAAGATTTATTGTGGCAAGACAACTTATCTACTATTATAACCCCCGATTTTTTAGCTAAATTCAACATCACAATAAAAAAATAACCAAAAGATTGGTTTTTCACCAAATATAGGCACCTTTTGTGTTTTAAACGTAAATACAAACACTTATAAGTAAACTTGCCACAATAAAGGAGCACGTGCAAATGTCAAACGAAAAACAAAATAAATTTGAATCGTTGTTAGAGCTTTTAGTCAATGAAGAAACTGACAAAGCAGAACAATTATTTCATGAAATAGTAGTAGAAAAGTCTAGAGACATCTACGAAGGTTTAGCAGACTCAGAAGCAACAGCGGAAACGCCAGTAGCTCAAGAAACTGTTACAACAGAAACTAAAGAAGAAACTAAAGAAGAAACTAAAGAAGACAGCAAAACAGAAGCTACAGAAGAAGTAGTAGCTGAAAAAGTTGAAGACAAAGCTGAAGACACTAAAGAAGCAGTTAAAGAAACTGACGACAAACCTGCAGAAGAAAAAATTAAAGATGAAGGTGTTTTTACTAAAACAGCACCTACTCAGGTTGCACCTCAAAAATCATCTGAAGAAACGATTGAAGAAGTTGGTGGCGACGCTACTGATGAATTAATCAAAGATATTTCAGCTGACCAAGACGGTGAAGGCGATGCGGCGGCCGACGATATGGCAACTGACATGGATGTTGATTCTGAAAACGGTGAAAACGGTGAAGAAGGCGAAGTTGAAGACAGAGTTGTTGATTTAGAAAACGCTTTAGACGAACTTAAAGCAGAATTCGAAGCAATGATGAATGACAAAAACGGTGGAGAAGCAGAAGAAAATGCTTTAGCACCAGTTGTCCCAGCAGAAACAACTGCACAACCATTACCATTTGAAGCCAAAGACGCTAAAGAAACAAAAGAAACTGTGAAAGAATATAAAAATCCAGTTAAAGGCGACATGAGTGGCGGAGATGATAAAAGTGCAAAATCACCAGTTGCAAGTAAAGGTGGAGCCAAAGGCGGCGGAACTCCTGTTAAAACAGGTTCAGGCGCAGACGACACAGGAAGAGCGGCACCAACAGCAGGCAAAATAGCAGGCGATTTTGAGAACACAGGTGGAAAAGCTAAATCTACTTCATTTAAGAAGCAAGAGAAAGCTGATTCAAAAGATGGTTCAGATAAATCTGCGAAATCACCAGTAGCCGGCAAGTAATTGTTAGCAGTTGTTGATTTAACAAAAAAGGGATTGTCAGATGTCAGTATATCTTAGAGAAGAGTTATCATTTAATCAAGCCAGAATACAGGTCTTGCACGAAGGAAAAGAAGGCAAAGATTTGTTTATGAAAGGCATTTGTATTCAAGGTGGGATTAAAAATGCTAATGAAAGAGTTTATCCTGTTAATGAAATAGGAAAAGCAGTAAAAACTCTTAATGACCAGATTAGTTCTGGTTATTCTGTTCTAGGAGAAGTAGATCATCCAGACGATTTAAAAATTAATTTGGACCGTGTGTCTCACATGATTACAGAAATGTGGATGGACGGACCAAATGGATACGGCAAAATGAAAGTTTTGCCAACACCGATGGGCCAACTTGTCAAGACAATGTTGGAATCAGGTGTGAAACTTGGAGTTAGTTCTCGTGGCTCTGGCAATATGTCAGAGTACGGTAACGGCGAAGTTTCAGACTTTGAGATCATAACAGTTGATGTTGTGGCCCAACCTTCGGCACCGGGTGCTTATCCAACGCCAATTTATGAACATCTTTTAAACACAAAAGGTGGATTAAAGGCGAAGGGACTGGCGGCTGAAGTTAGAAATGACGCAAAAGCACAAAAATACCTCAAAGAGGCATTAACCAATATAATAAAGGACCTAAAATAATGTTTGATATATCAAAACTAGTAGAGTCTGGAGCAATTTCAGAAGATGTTAATAAAAGCATCCAAGAAGCTTGGGAATCGAAAATCAAAGAAAATAAAGAAACAATAGGTGCTGAATTAAGAGAAGAATTTGCTAAAAGATACGAACACGATAAAGGCAACATGATCGAAGCAATCGATAAAATGATGTCTGAAAAGTTAAGCGAAGAAATCTCTAAATTTATAGAAGATAGAAAAGCACTTGCACAAGAAAAAATATCCTACAAAGAAAACGTAGGCTCACACTCTGCCAAATTAGAAGAATTCGTTCTTACTAAATTGTCAGAAGAGTTAAAAGAACTACATGGCGACCGTAAAGGTGTTCATGAAAACTTTGGTAAAATGGAAGAGTTTGTAGTAAACGCTCTTGCAAAAGAAATCAAAGAATTCCATGAAGACAAAAAAGGCGTTGTGGAAACGAAAGTTAAACTAGTAGCCGAAGCCAAAAAACAAATGGCTAAGATGAAAGAAGCTTTCATAACTAAATCTGCTAAAGTTGTAGAATCTGCTGTGAATAAAAAACTTGCTGAAGAATTAAGCACGTTAAAAGAAGACATCACAAAAGCAAGAACTGTCAACTTCGGCAAAAAAATATTCGAAGCATTTGCGAGCGAGTATCAGGCATCTTACTTAAATGAGAAATCTGAAACTAGCAAACTTTTGAAAGTTGTTGATGAAACAACTCTAAAATTAGCAGACGCGGAGAAGGCTGTCAATGAAAAAGAAGCGGTGATTGAATCAATTAATGCGAAGTCTAAAAAACAAGCAGATTTGATGGAACGCAAGGAAAAGATGGCTGAGATGCTCAAACCATTGGGCAAAGAGAAAAGTGAAGTAATGAGTCAATTGTTGGAATCAGTTTCAACAGCTAAACTTGAAGCTTCATTTAACAAGTATCTACCACACGTTATGAACGATACACCAGTAGCAACTGTTAAAACTCCAAAAGTTATGACAGAAGCAAAAGGTGGACGTAACGTTAGAGAAGATGCTGATTTAACAGATATTCGTCACTTGGCGGGTATATAATTATAAACTAAAGGGGAAAGATACAAATGTCAGAAATATTTGAATCTAAATGGGGCGAAACTAAATCAGCCCTAACTGAAGGTTTAGACGGCAACAAGAAAAAAGTGATGGGTGTTATTTTAGAAAATACTAAAAGATACTTGTCAGAACAAGCTACTGCAGGTGCTACATCTGCCGGTAACGTTGCTACTCTAAACAGAGTGATTCTTCCAGTAATACGTAGGGTTATGCCTACTGTTATAGCGAACGAGATCGTTGGTGTACAACCAATGACTGGTCCGGTTGGACAGATTCACACACTAAGAATAAGATATGCAGACACAGTTGCGTCGAACACGACAGCAGGTGAAGAAGCATTATCTCCATTCAAAATTGCAAGAGCTTACTCTGGTAATGAAAATGAAAGTACACCTAAGGCGGCTACAACAGCGGCTAAAGAGGGTACGGCTGGAAACAGACTTTCAATCCAGATCTTGAAACAACCGGTAGAAGCGAAATCTAGAAAACTATCAGCTAGATGGACTTTTGAAGCGGCTCAAGATGCTCAAGCACAACAAGGTATAGATGTAGAAGCAGAAATCATGGCGGCATTAGCTCAAGAAATTACGGCTGAGATCGACCAAGAAGTTATTGGATCATTAAGAACATTGGCTGGAACAGCTACTGAAACTTTTGACCAAGCGGCTGTATCAGGTACTGCAACATTCGTTGGTGACGAACACGCGGCTTTGGCTGTGTTAATCAACAGAGTTGCTAACCAGATTGCTACAAGAACTAGAAGAGGAGCTGGAAACTGGTCAGTAGTTTCTCCAACTGCTTTAACTATTCTTCAATCTGCTACAACATCAGCATTTGCTAGATCAACTGAAGGTACTTTCGAAGCACCTACTAACACTAAATTTGTTGGTACGTTAAATGCTTCTATGAGAGTATACGTTGACGCATATGCCGTGGACGCAACCGACGTTTTAGTTGGCTATAAAGGAGCAAGTGAGGCAGACGCACCAGCGTTTTATTGTCCTTACATTCCTTTAATGTCTTCAGGCGTTGTACTTGATCCTGCAACTTTCGAACCAGTTGTTGGCTTCTTAACAAGATATGGCTATGTAGAGTTAACAAACACTGCATCATCTCTTGGTAATGCGGCTGATTACGTTGGAAAAGTAGCGATCACTTCAGGAAACTTAAAATTCAAATAAGCCCAGGCTTATTTTATTTTCAAAGAAAGGCGGCTTTATGTCGCCTTTTTTTGTGACTATATTTTCTTTCTATACATATATAAAAAAATATTTTCGTATTCATACTCTTCATAAACCAAATAGTATAGTTTTACTTGTAGATTATACTTCTAAATAATTCTAAGTTCCTTAAGGAACTTTAATCAAAGGGAGGTCCTCAATATGGATATCGCAATGAAAATAAAAGGATGGGCAAAATCTTTAGCTGATGTAGGTGTTTCACTTATAGCGTTAGGAATTGTTTTAGAAATTCTTTTCAAAGGTCAAAATGTACCATTCTGGCCAAATGTTTCTGTAATAGGAAATATTCAGGGTGTACTACAAGGCTTTTCTGATCAAGGGTTGATTGGTTTAGTAGCAGTATGGATTTTATATCATATCTACAATAGAAAATAATATAAATCTTAATATACGTTAACCGGAAAGAGTGGTGTAACTACTACTAATTTTACTCCACTCTTTACCTTGCTAAAATCATAAATACATACAGTTCAAACAGAGCTCTACAACAAGTAGAGACTTATGCGGAATTAACCGCGTAGTGAGTAGAACTCACATTAGGCTCTGAACAGGAGAAAACAAATGGGAAGACCAATCAAGAAATCAAAAATGTCGGGTGCCTCAGGCGCATTCGGTGGTGACCTTTCTGGTAAAATTGCAGTAACTGGATATCGACCAAGTGGTGGATCTTTAGTTAGTTCAACAACAGCATACGTTGTATCTCAAAGAGGATCAAAATTATTCAAGATTCACTTAGAAGATTCATCTGAAGGCGTTTATGAATTAAAAGCAGTAGCACCAGCTTCACTACTTAATACATCAAACCAATTCTGTGTACAAATCACATTAGATGACTCTACTGTGGCTTATGTAGAAAAATTCTACAATAGTACAGTACACTATGTAACTGGGGCAGGTGCCACAGGTACAGTTCCTTACACATTAGGAACTGATATCGCGGGTTCAATTGCATCAGGTAAAGGTAATATAGATATAGTAGCTGAGTAATAGTCACTAGACACGTGCTTATAAGAATAAGAAGGGGGAGTTCAACGCTCCTCCTTTCTTTATATAAATAATAGCAAATGGCAAAGACTTTACGTACATCAAGTGATTATACTATAAAAACCGGGATTGGTGCTGGTGGTACAAATACCGTATTTCTAGACTCAAAATCAACAAGAGTTATGGGTGATTTAATTGTTGATGGTACACGAACTGAATTGAATACATCATCTTTAAGCGTTGAAGATTCCTCATTACTTTTAAACAGAAATTCCTCAGGTGCTGATATCGACTCTGGTATAATGATAGAGCGAGATGGTTCTAATAATGCGGCATTCTACTGGAACGAGGGCGACGATGTTTGGAAAGCAGTATTAACTTCGTCAATATCAACAGCAACAACGATTGCCGATACAGCACTAGCAAAAATTCAAGTAGCAGAGCC